AAGAGAAATCACTGCTATAGTCAAAGAGGAAAACGATGTGTCATAAAGACACAATCCCAAGATGTATTCAAGAAATATACTGGAATATTTGCGATTTCTGTAAATGGTGTAGAAGGATGGGAATTATATGAAAAAGGTGGAATCAATACAGAACGATTAGTAGATTTTCTACGAAAATTTATTACAGAAAAATATAAAAATAAAATTATCATTTTGGATAATGCTTCTGCACATAAAAACGATACTATTAGAGATTTAGTTAATAAACACAATAAATTATTATATTCTGTTCCATATCAACATTTTAGTAATGCAATTGAAAATTATTTTAGTATGTTGAAATCAAAATTGCAAAAATTTAGTGGGTTAAAATATGAAAATTTGAAAGAAAATATAGTAAAAGCAATAGAAATTATACCAAAAGAATATTATAAGAACATTTTGGAAGGTGCTTATAATAGAAATAAAAAATACATTTCAAAAAATAAAACTCGCAAAAATCCAAAGAAAATGTATAAATAATGGGCGTTTTAAATGTGCAAAGGTGTAATTTTTGAAACCGTTCCAAAGAAGGAACACGTGTTAACTTACGATTTCCTAGGTTATTTACAAATGGGCGTTTGAAATGAAAAAAGGCGTAATACAAGAATGGCTATAATCAAAATTTATACGGGTATGAAAAGACCCAACTTTGAATTTCTTTTTTCGCATATTTTGTGCGGATTTATACCAGTGAAGGTCTAAAATTATACTTTAATTCCATATGGGTTATCAACCTGCTTTGAAATGGTTTCTATATCTGATAAATTAATTTGAACTGGTTCGCGACCTTCCGAACTAAATATAGTTTCAGGTGTTATAGCAATAAGTTGAGATTGTTCGCGAGATACTGAATCACTAAGCACGGTTTCAGGTGTTGTCATATGAATTCTTTTTTTCAAATCTATTGGCGTTAGCAGTAATTGAAATAAAAATATAGTATCTTGTTTAAATTTCGTTCCTAAACATATTCGAATATAATTCATTCGGGTAATTAACAAATTTGCGTGAGTATAATCTTTAATATTAAATACTTCGTCGACGATTTTGTTTTTGTCAAAATTCTTAATAACACGATTTACTTCTCCATTTTCGGGTGGCATGCGTGGAGCATTTACATCTGCATCATCTATATCTAATTCGATTGCTTCCGATAACTCCTGTTGTAATCCTGTATATAATTCTGAACTACTTGAATAATAAAAAAATTCACTACTTAATTTACTTATTTCACTTTGATTATTTTGGTAATAAGTATTCATATATACCAATAATAGAATACTACCAGTTCGTCCAAATCCGGCTAAACAATGTATTATTGTCTTTTCCCATTCAAAATAATAATTATAATTTAATAATTCAAACCATGTTCTAAGACTTCCTGCAGTATAATCTTCTATTTTATGATTTTGAAATTCAATAATATTATTATATTCTGTTTCTGGATTCATACTTTTTATTGCTTTCCACATACGACTTTCGTAATGTTTATCAGTTAAATAAGTTTCACCATTCATTGTATACCCATCACCATCTCGTATATACCCTTCGCAATTTTTCATCGGGGGACGATTCCTCGTGGGAGGTTCACTAACATCACACCCTTGTAATGAAATTATACGTTTAATGTCTTTTACATGCATATAAAACATTAAAGTTGCTAAACACTTGTTTGTATCTTGATCTGGTATAGATGTAGCATATAGACATGTATCTTTCAATTTAACCAATGTTGTCCATTGAATCGTGTTAGTAAAAGCATCTTTTTGCCAATTTGGTTTATAAAAAACATGTTCATATACAGAAACAATACCACCTTTAATAATATGGTTAGATCTATGTAATTTACGATTACGTTTACGACTACGTTTAGGCAATTTATGAGGTGTTTTTGTCATTATAAACATATATATATATATTATATAATGCGATATTTAAATTTGAATCGTGATTCAAACCTAAAATTAAAACATTTTAACTCACCTTTCACTGGTAAAAACCGTTTAACTGTTAAAAACAAATCATCAAAGGATAACATTAAAAACAAATCACCAAAGAATAAAGTTAAAAACAAATCATCAAATAATAAAAAAGTTAAATCTCCTAATTTACATTCCAGTGCTAAAAACATAAAATCAAAAGAAAGTGAAAAAATACATATAGAAAGTGAATCAACTATGGAAAATTCAAACAAAATACGTGGTATTATAAGTAAGTCCACCAAATCATTGATGAATTGTCCCACAGGTATTACAAAAGAAATGTTATTAATCGAACTTGATTGCGAAGATTTGCGCTCAAGAAAAGAAAAAGAAACGAAGGAAAGTTTATGGTCTACATATAGAGAAATTAATTCGAATATATTTACAGATAGACCTTCACCATCGGATGAAGAATTACATGAACTAAAAGAACTCATCAAGAAAATCAGAGAATAAAAGCGCGTTATAATTCTATGAATATGAGATTTTATTTTTTTGAATATTTTCTTGAATATTTTCTTGAATATTTTCTTGAATATTTTTTTGAATATTTTTTTGAATATTTTCTTGAATGATTTTTTGAATATTTTCTTGAATATTTTCTTTTTTTATTACCTCCACATTTATCTATAAAAAAATTGTCTTCATCAAACAAAAATGATCTTCTAATATTAGTGCTTAATTCACTTTCTTTAGTTGTTATATCCATAAAAATTTCTTTAACAATAACCCAGTTATCTAGTTCTGTTTTATATTTAGAGTCTTTAAGTTTTGGAAATAAACGAACATCAAATTTATTTTTAGTAGTTCTAGCTAAATGATCTTCTGGTTGTTCTCCTAATACTAAAGAATAATATATATAAGTTACAGTAAATGCTATATCACTAATACTAACATCTGGATATTCTTTTATAAAAAGAGGAATTTTTTTTGACAAAAAATCTAATTCTTTTTCACTACAACATATGTTAAGCCTCTCTAAATATGGTGGTTTATCCACTTCATTATATCTTTTTGTAGTTATTTTTAATTCTTCATTGATAATTTCAGCAGCGTTTCTGATATATTTTTTGATATCTTCTATATTTACCTCTTCTTCACTAATATTTATATCATCTTCTGTCTGATCTTCTGTCTGATCTTTTGTCTGATCTTCTGTCTGATCTTCTGTCTGATCTTCTGTCTGATCTTTATGATCTTCTGTCTGATTTTCTCTCCGATCTCCTATTGAATATTCCATTAAATATTATATATATAAAGTAGATTTAGTTATTTTTTTTACTCCACTTTTTTATATATTACACCGAGCGGAAAGAATAATGAGACAAACTTTCTATAAAATAAATAAAAAATTATAACTAATTCTTTATTTATTTATGACATAGACATTTTGTAAAATCGGTATAAAACGCAATACTTACAACATACTAACATGAACAACTTTTTGATCAGGATGAACGATACGTATTGGAACCCATTTTTTGAATTTCATATTAAATTTACATTCCATAAATACATGTTTTTTTAGATCCACATATTTATCGTATTCAATGTTCTCAAAATCTTCTTCATCATCGCTTTCTTCGATTGCGTCTAAATTATCATTTTCTTTTATTTTCCTAAATATTTTGTTCATAAAAACGCTTGTTTTATAATTCGGAATATAAGCGACGTTGTAATAAACGCATGTTTTATTTCGGCCATAACAAAAGAGATTATATATATCAAACTGTAAATCAGCCATCACTTTAAATATAGCAATCTGTCTATATTGTGGTTTTGTAAAAGTGGCTCTATACGGTGTATATATGTCAGGAATAATAGTCGGTACTTGAATAGGATGTCCAAACCCTTTTTTCACTGGATATACATTCAAATAAGGCGCAATATCTGTAAGACATCTATACTGTATATGATGGATTGGATATTTATCTGCATATTTACTTTCAACCTGATATACGCAATCAAATTCGTCTTTATTATGTAAAGACCACATGGCAGGTAGATGAAACCGAATCGACAGATGTGGATCGTCTTTTGTAAATAGGTTCTCTAAAAATCCTAATTTATCACCATAATAAAGAGTATGTATTTGAATACCTTTATAGTAAAACGCATCTTCAATAATGAAATTGTTCTCGATGAATGTGCCGTAAAACACTGTGCCTAGACTTAATGGATTGAACTTTATATTATCTAGTGTTACATAAGAAACCTTATTTATTTTCTTCTCTTTGTTCAATTCCATTATAAAACACACATCTTCTTCTCCGAAAAATGTAAACCAAGCATAACATTTTGTTCCGCATGGTATTCCAATACAAATATTATATTTGGGTGAAACTTTCTTATGTGGTATGATCTCATAAGAAAGTTCGATTTTCGGAAACCGTTGTAATACATGATGAGACTGGGTTAAGGTCAGGGTGTTCATTATAAATTATATCTTGCCGTTTTTATATCGTTTCGCTTTATGATTTATTTATTCATCAATTTTTTACTAGTAAAAAATGGATAATAATTATAGTTATATACGTTATATGATTATGGGAAATAGTATAAGTAATAAAGTCATCGATGAATATAATACATGTTTCATTTGTTGGGAAAATGTTGAGACTCAACAATGGAGCAAATGCGTTAAATGTAATATTGTATTGCACAATTTATGTGAGGAAAGATATAGAGGTGAAAAAACATATTGCGAATGTCCGCATTGCCGTAGAATTGGAACTATATATCTTGTAAATAATCGGTATTTGAAATGATGAGTATTAGTAAGGTATTTTATCCTCTTTTTTAGACCATTCTTCAAACGCGATTTTATAGTCATCTTTAGATTCAGATAAATGAACCATTTTTATGAACCGGTTCTCGGATTCTTCTTTGATTTCATTATAAATAAAAGAATCGTCAAAATCAATTGCCGCGGCGTCATCCTTGGTATTACCATAATAAATGGTTTGAATACCTGCCCAGTAACAAGCAGAAAGACACATTGGACAGGGTTCGCAGCTAGTATATAATGTTGCATTTTCTAATTTGAATGAGTCTAACATGCGACAGGCATTTTTTATAGCTACCATTTCGGCATGAAGTGTGGGGTCGTTCTCGATTGCCACCATATTATGACCTCTTCCGATAATTACTTGGTCGTCGTTATTAATAATGACTGCGCCAAACGGTCCGCCGCCTCGACCAATCGATGTAGTCGCTAGCTCACAAGCAATTTTCATATATTTTTGATGATCCATTACAATATAATAGGTTCTCAAATTTTTTATGTAATCTCTTGTAAAAATGCTTCTAAATCATTTTTAAGATCCATATAGTCGGTATTATATTGGTGAATATTTGAATCTGTAACGGGTAGCTTAGTTGAATTATATTCAATCATTTCATATGACTCGGATTTAGTGTTTTCTGCATGTTGTATATCATTCAAAATCGTTTTATATTTTTGAATTTGAGAACCTACTAAATCCTTTGTTTTTTTAACACTATAATTGTCTTTTAAATAAATCCATATATAATGCCCTAAAAGAATAATAATAATAGAAAATACTATATTTAAAATAATATATATCCACATATATGAAGCGGTAGATTTATAAGGTTTTTATTTTCCGCATTTTTTCTATGGTCATATTCAATGTGTATTTACCAATATTCAATTACACATATTGCTTTGTATGAAACATACTCGATAAAAATGAATATTTGAAAAACGATATAAATATATTATAATAATAAAAGTAAATGCCACGAATTCTAGTTGTTGAAAAAACCGGTGTTATTAAAGAAGTACCGCTAAAGACATTCTCGCAAGAGGAATTATATAAAAAGGCGGGTTTTAAGAACGCAGATGATTTTAAATCGGTTCATAGTTGGACAATGGACATAGAAAATAAATCAACGACGATTTCGCTTTATGGGAAAACAAGCGGTCGTGCTGGTCAAGAAAATAAGTACGATTTTCCGCCACCAGTTGATACTATACTTTTTTTTGGTTCATGTGTACTAGTGGCAGATGTGTCTTCTGATGGAAAGACATGTACAGATTTGACGACTAACCGTTGGGAAGCCATTTATGAGGCTCTTTTTGGCGGATTTGAAGATATTGGCGATGATGATAGCGAAGAATCAGACGACGACGTAGATTCGGATGTGCCTCGAACGAAAGACGGATATGTAAAAGACGGATTTATCATAGACGATAATGAAGAAGACGATGAATATGAATCCAATGAAGACGAATATGACACAGAAGAAGACGAACCGCCAGTAAAGGCGAAAAAAGGTAAAGCGGAGAAACCGGCTGCTTCAACAACATCGGTAAGTAAAAGTCAATCAAAAAAAAAGAGTACAGTGTTTGATAAAATCGACACAATGGTATCATTAGAAGAAATGAATACATTTTTGGATTGTTCGAGTGAATTGGTGGAGGAAGAATATGATAATTGAATTCTTGATACAGTATAAAATTGAATAAAATAATATAAATAATATTAATTATATTATTAATATGTCAGTTGAATTACAACCCGAGAAATTCCGCATAAATATTCGAAGCAAACTCTCTGAAAAAATAGGACAATCATATATAAAGATTGCGACAAATCTTGAAAAGGCGATATTCAATTATGCAATCAAGGAAGCGACCCAAAAAAAAATAATCAAAAAATGGGAAAATCCGCATTTCAAACAGTTGTATGTGGATCGACTGAGAACAATCGTGAATAATTTAAGAAATTCAGAAATTCTACAACAGTTACAAAGTGATGAGTTAAAACCGCAAACATTCGCTTTTATGACACATCAAGAAATGAATCCTGCTCGATGGAGTTCATTAATCCAACAAAAAATAAAGCGAGATGCGTCGAAGTTCAATACGAATATTGAAGCTTCTACTGACATGTTTACATGTAAAAAATGTAAATCAAAAAAATGTACATATTATGAATTACAAACAAGATCGGCAGATGAACCGGCAACTATTTTTGTGACATGTTTAGATTGTGGAAAGCATTGGAAAAGTTAATAAGTTAGCCTTTATTATATTTTATATATTTTATTATGATATAATTTCTAAATCATTGATTCTCCAATATTCACAGCCACCGTTTGGCAGTGGTCGTTGAATAATAAATGGTATTTTTTTTTGGTCGAGCTCTTTCATGGCGATCAAATAACCATCTATCATCGACGGTTCGACTTCGATAAATGGTTGAGCACCAGAATTAATTTGGTCTGCTCTCTCACCTAAAATTCTTGCCTTTTCGTATCTAGATAATATAGGTAGCGTTTTATGTAACGGGTCAATAATAATGCCTTTATTATCTCTAACAACCACACACAATGACTCAATTTCTTCATAATTCAGTGTTTTTAATTCAGGATGATGATTTTGAATGATATTTTCTTGACGTGATCTGTCTATTTTATCGAAAATTTCGTCGTCGTCATCATCTTCATCATCTTCATCTTCCGAGTTATCCGACATATTTTCAGTAACACCATTTAAACCGAAACCAAGGACTGCGTTTTCGCCTTCGCCATCTCCTTCTTCGACATCGATTTCTTCTGCGTCGACGTCTTCTTCAATGTCACTATTGTTCTCATCATCAGAGTCTACATATTTTTCCGGTTTTTCATCTGCAGATGATTCAGACATTGTTTCAGATAAGTTATCAAAATCTTCTTTTTCAAACTCCATAATGTAATATAATATATTGTTATATTTCTAAATAATATTCATTTCAATTTTACTTGCGATCATCTGTTTTCCAAATAGTATCACAATCCGAACAAATATATACGTATTTTAAATTATTATCATCATATCTCATATAAATAATCTCTGTTTTGTCCTTTTTATCAGATGAAGCAGAAGCATTTGTAACACAGGATTCATTGGGGCATTTAATATTGGTCAGTCGCGGTAATGTCGGATCCATTTTTGTATATTGATTGATAATATGATAGAATTTTTGTTCTCCTTTTTTCAACTGTGTATTCAATACACAATGACCTTCTGTTGCAATTGTATTGTCAACTGTTCCACAATTGCGACAGTAATATGTTAATTTATTCGAATCATCTGCATCAATGCCAATATATAACATGTTGTTGCATTCTTTACAAAACTTCATTGCTATTATATTATATTATAGAATATATTTATATATATTATTTTCAGTATTATCTTCAATTTTATAGGAGCATAAAATTGAATTTAAACGGATATAATATCGATTATATAACCGCTTAAAAATATCCTTCTATTATATCTCAGATGACAACTCAAAAAAGTGAGCATGTAAAACAGAAAGCTATTAATCTCATCTCATTTTTAAAAACACATTCTATAAAGAAAGATTCACCTAAGGATTCTACAAATACTCGAATAGCCGATGAAGAAACGAGCATATTTGGGGGTAATTATCATGTAGACACAGATGAATATCAAGATTTCTTAAACATGGTTTACCGTGAGGTATTTGTAAAGAAAAATCAAGAATATTTTACAGAGGCTCAACTGGATAAGGGTCCGCTTCTAGTAGATGTAGATATACGACATGAACTATCTATACAGCAAAGACAATATACACAAACAAATGTCGCCGAATTGGTCGAATTGTATTTAGACATATTCAAAGATGTGTATCAATTAGACGATGAAGCAGTCATTCAGTTCTATGTTCTTGAAAAATCTGCAGTAAACCCAGTTCCTAAAAAAGGATATACTAAAGATGGTATACATTTTATTATATCATTGCATTGCGATCGTGTAACACAACAGCTTATTCGCAAAAAAGCCATTGCTAAAATGGACGATACATGGAATAAAGACGAGTTGAAAATTACGAACGATTGGGAGTCCATGCTTGACATGGGTATTAGTACTGGAAAAACGAATTGGCAAATGATTGGTTGCCAGAAACCCAAACATGAAGCATACAAGCTTACTCAGATATATACTGCAACATTTGATTCAAGTGATCAACAATTTGGTGTAGTAATGGATGACGGTTCCACTTTCAACATGGCCAAAGATATATTCAAACTTTCTGCAAGATATCCTGATCATTATGACCCATTTATGACAAGCCAATTCTTGGAGGAATACAATGCGTTTTCAGAAAGATCTAGACGAGGTGGAGCGAATCAAGTAAATACAAACCGCCAACAAACCATTAGTTTACCATCTGATTTTAGCGCTTTATCCATAACAAATAAAGCAGAGCTAGATAGCTGTTTGGAAGCATATGTAGAATCAGTTTCAAAAAACGCAGATAAATATAGTTGTTTCGAAGCATACGGGTATGTAATGACATTACCGCCTAGTTATTACGAAGATGGATCATATGATAAATGGTTTAGTGTAGGTTGTGCGTTGCGTAATGTAAGCAATTGTCTCTTTATTGTATGGATTGCATTTAGCGCACAGGCCGTTAAATTCGATTATGATATTATCAAATTATGGGATATGTGGAAGAAACTCGATTACCGAAATAGTAATGGATTAACATTGCGTTCTATTATATTTTGGTCAAAGAAAGACGCACCGGAAAAATATCAGAAGGTCAGAGAACAGAGTTTGGATTATTATATTGAACAATCGATTGATAGTGGGTTAATTGACGCAGCGATATTTGATAAGAAGTCTGCAGGAATCACAGATTATGATATTGCAAAGGTATTATATCAACTAAAAAAACATTTATATGCTTGCGCCAGTATTAAAGGCAACCAGTGGTATGAATTCAAGAATCATCGATGGACACCGATTGATTCTGGATATTCTTTGAAAATGGCGATTTCGACCGAATTGCGTAGTTTATATTCAAAGAAAGGAGAACAAATTAGTGTTTCTATATCTAGTTTAACTGAAGACGATGAAGTAAAAAAGAAATTTTTACAAGCGAGGTTAACAAAAGTCATGGAAATATATACAAAGTTGGCAAGGACAAACGATAAAAAGAATTATATGATTGAATCCAGAGACATGTTCTATGACAGCGAATTCATGGACAACATCGATAAGAATCAGTATTTATTATGCTGCTCAAACGGCGTATGGGATTTCAAAGAAAAGGTATTTCGCGTTGGCAAACCTGAAGATTACATTTCAAAAACCACAAATATCGAATACACGCCACTTGGAGATGAACATAAACCGATCATCGATGAAATAACCGATTTTATGTCAAAGCTATTTCCGGTCGAAGAACTTCGCGAATACATGTGGAATCATTTGGCATCGACATTGCTTGGAACTCCTGGAAACCAGACTTTCAATAACTATCTTGGTGGTGGTCGTAATGGTAAGTCTGTATTGGTAACATTAATGGCAAAAACATTAGGCGAATATAAAGCAGATTTGCCTCTTACTGCAATTGTTACACCAAAAAGAACCAGTGTTGGCGGTCTTGCTCCTGAAATTGCAATGTTAAAAGGGGCGAGATATGTAGTCATGCAAGAACCAAAACAGGGTGATATTATCAACGAAGGTATTTTAAAGCAATTGGTAAGTGGTCTTGACCCAGTTCAAGCAAGAATTCCGTATCACGAAGCACCAGTGAATTTCTACCCGCAATTCAAATTAGTTGTATGTACAAACATTTTGCCAGAAATTAAAGCGCAAGACCATGGTACTTGGAGACGTATTCGTGTAGTTCCATACATGGCATTGTTTACAGAAACTCCAGTGGAAGGAGATCCATACAAACCTTATCAGTATGCGTTAGACGCAAAAATCGACGAGAAATTTGATAGTTGGAAGACAGTGTTCTTAGCCATGCTTGTTGAACGAGTGTTGATTACTGGCGGAAATGTTCCAGATTGCGAAACGGTATTGAAGGCGAGCAATGAATACAAGAACAAACAGGATGTTATTTCTCAGTTTATCGAGGATAAGATTGTTCGCTTACCTGGTGCTCCAATCTTGAAAAAATCGTCGGTTAATGCCGAATTTACTATTTGGCATCAATCTAACTATGGTACAAAAGGTCCACAATCGAAGGAAGTACATGATTGCTTGGATCGCATGTTTGGAGCTCACGAGAAAACTGGTTGGAATAATTTGAAGTTACTATATGACAATGAACGCGATGATACAATTGACGAGAATGATATTGATGACCCATTCTAGAGTATTACAACAGAAAAATATTTGCAAGATAAAATAATTCTAGGTAACAGATAATGGTGGCGATTTTGCGGTTTGCGACATGACTTCATGTAACATTTCGCCACCATACTCTATAGATGTATTTGAGTAACCATTATGATATATAGTAGAAACTATTATATTATATAAGTACATACAGATGATATATGTGAAATTTTCAAGAAAATAAATATAAAATGGAAATCCAAAGATGGTTACAAATAATAATACTTTGATTATCATAGAAAACGATTGATTATTATAAACAAATACAAATAATACAAGTGATAATACAATATATATCCAAAAAGAATAAAAATAAATATTTTTAAGTATCTGTTCTGATAATCCTACATATTTTGACTTTTGTGCATCTGCCGAATGTTCGCCAGTATATTTATCATATGTATTTTTTAATCTATTATTTTCATCTGTTACCTTTTGTTTTAATGCTGTATATGTATTTATTATATGGGTTTGAAATATCTTTATTTTTTCCTCTCTATTATTTTTAATAGCAGTAATATCCATAAATAATATAATATTATATATAATTATTATATTATTTATATGGTGAATAATCACTATATTCAAAGGCATCATCCGGTTTTATTTGACTAATAAAATGATCCTTATTTTCTACGGGCTTATGTATTTTTATAGGCGATAAATTAGCAATCGAGTTAGGTGCAGTGGTTGATTTAGGTTCGGTTAAGTCAGGTGGCATGGTTAACCCTTCTATACCTGATTCTGATATGGTTGTAAAGGGTTGGGTTTGGGTTTGGGTTTGGGTTTGGGTTTGGGTTTGGGTTTGGGTTTGGGTTTCGCATTTACCTATGTCTTCATTCCATGTCATTGACCCAGTACAACAGTCCGCACCAATACATGTAGATATTCCATCGAATAGATTGCTACCATTACCCTTGTTTATCGAATCAGTAGATGTAACTGGTGGAGCATCAAGATTGAGTTCATCAAAATTATATCTGCTTCGAATACGAATATCGATATAATAATTATAAATAATAATTATTGAGATTGATATTGTTGCAATGAATAAAATATCAAGTATCCAATCCGGAATAAACTCTTGATTTGTTCCAACAAGTCGTATTACCCATATAATTGCTAAAGTAATCGCTAAAACAATTACTATTTTTATATAGGCTTCATACACTTTTCTAGTATTATTGTTAAAGTATATAATTCTATTTTGCGACGTAATTGCATCATCAATTGCTGTTTTTCTAGTATTTAATCTTGTTTTTTCAGTAGTTATAATATTGTTTACTTTATCTTGTTCAATCACCGAGCCATCCATTTTATTCGATGTTAAAGTCAATTTGGCATTTACATCACTGACATTGGCACTTAAAGTAGCTAATGCTGTTGTCTGTATATTTTGATCGACGTCTGTCGTAAATACCTTCGGATCTGATAGTGCTTTAAGTGCGACCTCTGAAGAAGAAGAAAGACCCATACTAATATTATATTATATATGATTATTTTTTACTAATCAATATTGCTGATATTAATAAAGTAGAACAGGCAATAATACCGGTAATATATATGGAATTTTGATACAGTCTTAATTCATTTACATCATTATTGATTGCTGATTTAATATCTTTCGGTGTATTGTATCCAACTATCGTATGTGAGTCTAGTGTATCATTATAATGATATATGTTGTTTTTTGATTTTAAATCATTGATAGTGTCATTATATGATTGAATGTTACTACTTATTTGTTGATTATTCTTTATAATCTTATCACTTTTTATATTTACATCACTTTTTAATCCTTCACCAACACCAATTTTTTTCTCTATTTCAGATACTACAATTTGATCCAATCCTTCAAATACAGAAAACTTTGTAAATCCTTCAAATGTTTTATACATATTATATTATAATATGTATACATATATTGATTTACATTTTTTTAAAAATATAAAATATAAAAGTTGTTGCTAAAATAGTCCACAAAACACTTGTATAAACAGTTGAATCTAAATATAATTTTGAGTTATCTAATCTATACCCTCTCACCGAATATAACTCGTTCATTTTTGTATTAAGTTCATTACGTAATTTTATCATATTATCATAACTTCTAATAAGTTCCTCATATTCTACTTGATGGGTTTTATCTGAGGTAGACACTTTACAACTGGCTAATATACCTTTGAAATCTGTTATCAAACTATTTAAATCTTCAAATTGCTGGCATAATAATTTTTTATCTGATGGTGTATTATATTTATATGTTGTCATGTCAAACATATCGGTACATACTGTAGGTAGTGTAAGTACTGCTCTTTTTGGTGTTGAATCAGTAATAAGTTGATTATCATCATATATTATCTTATTCGCTTTTGTATACCCATGACATATAGATAATATATTGTAATCTTCAGTGAATGCTTCCAATAATTTATTGATGTATGTTGAAACTTCAAATAATGTTTTCTTCTCTAAAACAGTATTATAATTTGTACGATCGAATGGGGTTTTATCTTCGTAAATCTTTGATATAGGCGGAGTACCAGTAGAACATGTCGCTTTTTTGTCAGACACATATATATTATAGAACTTGGTGAATGGATCCCCCATTTATATATTAACCATATTTTTATCTATAAATAAAAAACCATATTTATAGCTAAATTATTTTGCCTGTGTTTTATACATCACATAAATATATCCTGAAGCAAAGCATATACCAGAGAAAATATTAAATAAATGCAAATATTCCTTTTTGTATTTTACGTTTGCGTCTAATAATGCTTGGTTATTGGTATTATTTTGTGAATTATGAGCAATAATTTTGTTACTTATTGCTTTATTTTCATTTAGTTTTTCATAATATTCATATAATAATGTCCTAATATTTTTGTCGTTATTGTTAAATGCGTCGTCACTATAAGTATACTCTGTACTAGAAAAACCACTATTAGATGTTCCTGTTACTGTATCAGATTGTTTTGTCATAGAAACAACTATATTTTTTATTCCGGATAACAAATTTCTAAAATGCACATTATTCGGTTCGCCTTCTTTCGATGTTCCATCAACACCTATATTATATGGAGAACAATGACTATGTGGCGTTGCGTCATTCGTCTTTGGTCCGCTACAAACACATTTACAATATGATGAACCATTCTCATTTCTAATTATTTGTGTTTTACAATCTTTATAATGCCAATGGTGCGTTGTACAATTTTTCTTATATTTACATCTAGGATTCAAAGTAGTAGCTGTAAGAAAAGATGGTCCTGATGTATCATCAGGTTCATTAATTTCTACATTTGCGTTACCTGTTATATCTGCGTTTAAAGAAATATCATTACCTAATAATCCAAGACTATTCGTTCTATATTCAATTGTTGACTCCTTATTTAATTCAAAAGTTATAGGATCGCTAGATTCTGAATTCAATGTAATACTTCCTATTTGTAAATTGTTAGTAATGTCAGTATAAGAACTATTCTTAGCAATCGTTGTTTGATCCATTGTAATCGGTTTAAAATCACTAAAAGATCCACTTAATATTATATTACCTTGTAAATAATCATTAATAAATTTATCCTTATTTTTAAATACAACATTCGTTACATTATTATCAAATAAGTCGATTGTATCAGTAGTGACTGTATTAGAGGTAATGCTATTTATCCATAACTTTAAATTTGGAATATTGAATGGTAAGGTATTCTCTGTGCCTGTTTTATAAAAAAAATCATTTGAATTATAACCTATATTATATGTTTGCTCCGGCATTTATATAATAAAGATACTATTTTTACACACAAACTCGATAATAATTATATTCTAAAGCTGTATCACTTTTTCTATCGATCTTAATTACTTGATTTGGTCTTAAGCACATTGCCAATGCCTGTGGATCAAATCTAGATATTTCTGGTAAATCTGTCAGCGCTTTCATATTATATGTTAATTTTAATGATTCAACTTCTTCGTCCTTTAATATTTTTGCTGAAGGAACCAGTACATGTTTCAAAAGGTTGAACTGGAGCCGTTTGATGTAATGTAATACAATAAATATTCCTGATTGGTCATATAGATATTTTATCCTTTGTGTAATTGTCTCATTCGGCTCTTCGTTTGCGATTATGACCAATGTATCTTTTTTTTCTAAAACATTTTCAATATCATATAAATCTTCTATCAATTGATCTAAATTATCTTTACGTAGTTGTTTTATATTCAATAGATATTTAATGTATATCTTTTGACCGTCTTCCTTTGAAATAAGCATATCCAATTGATTATTTGTATTCATCGCGTCGATTTCATTAATGCTAAATTCGGCATAATCCGATGTATCATATCCTAGATTTTTCAATTGTTCAATAATCGTATTGCGTGACTTGTAAATGCTAAGAATGCGGTTGCTTGATAATGCCATTATATAATATACTAAATGATATTTAAATGATTTGAATATCAATTTTATGATTGAACCCGAACCCTCTAATTATCCACTTTTTTAATGAAAAAGCTTTTTGTAAAATCAAGTATGGATGATCCTGTTGACTCTCCACCTTTTTTTTCTGCTTGTTTTTCTGTTTGTTTTTCTTGACTATTACTGTCAGACTTACTATGTTTACCACCACTTTGAATGTCATTAGAACTGCTACTTGTTAATCCAGACAATTCATTTTTATCACCAGTAACCACAACCACATTTACAGGCGCAACTGGTTTTTCTTCTGGTTTGATTAATGGCATTTGATACATCTGATCATATGATTGTTGCATAAGATTGGGGTTATAATATTGTTGCTGATGTTGCTGATGTTGCTGATGTTGTTGTATATATGGAGAAATCTCGTTATTATCAACTACAAGCATTTCGTCATCATTGGATACTGTTGTAAATTCTGGTGTTATATCTAGTATTCTCCAATTAATTGCTTTTCCACCAGTTACATGTCCACGTAAACTGACCATTTGACCGATATGATAATCATTTATAGCTCCACCGCTTTTCATTTCTTCTTCAGGTGACACAGGAGCATACGCTGGTGAGTTAGAATTGAACTCTGCCGCATAAGGTGGCGACTCTGTATTAATACTAGTTTCAGGACCATAAGGTGGCGATTCTAAAGGGTTCAATCCGGGCGCATATGCGGGTGACGCAGGATTGAATTCAGATGTATAAGGAGGCGATGAATAAGGAGGCGATGAATCAGAATATCCTGGAATAGGAATCATTTCTGTAGGTTTTTCAGGAACATATCCTTCTAAATCATCATTCTTTTGATTGGCAGGAGCAAATAGATTAGGTTCTTGATTCATTTTTCTTATATTCAATTGAATCTCTTTTACAATAGACTCGACAGTATTATTCTCCTTTTTTGTTAATAAATCAATATTTTTAGAGAAGGACATGTTCTCAATTTGTTCTATATTATCATCTGTAATAATACGAAGAGCAACATTTGCACATTGAAGTTCTTGCATTAATAATTTTAATGTGTATGGTATACAAACAACACTAAAACTACGCCCATGTTTTGTAATGTTCTCAACTTTTATATTATTTTCCGCAATCGTTCCAACAAATTTAATCGGTCCATCCGCCATTGGACTTATAAACAGATTCTTTGATGGATTATAAACCGCAACCATACCCGTTTTATTACAAACTGACATATAATACTTATCACCACGTTCCATCATAGATTCTGTCAAAAAATTAGTGGCACCATGAGATATAATACCATCACGTTCCATTTCGCCGATACGTAACCCACCGTCATTTGCTCTACCACTAACGGTTTGTCTAGTAAGGGCTGTTCTCGGACCTTTGGCTCTGTAATTAATCTTGTCTTTTACCATGTGTTTAAGTCTCATATAGTAGGTTGGACCAAAGAAAATTTCTGATTCTATTTGTTCTCCAGTCATTCCATTATATAATATATCATTTCCACTCGAATGAAACCCGTTATTTACCAATGTTCTCCCAAATTGAGCTATTTTTGTTCCATCATTATTAAAAGCAGTTGCATCCCCAAAACATCCAATTGCGGAACATGCTTTACCTGTAATACATTCAACTAAATGTCCAATCGTCATACGCGATGGAACAGCATGTGGATTAATAATTATATCTGGAATAATACCACCGCGAGTAAAAGGCATATCTGATTCTGGAATGACCAATCCAATCGTTCCTTTTTGACCAGCGCGCGATGCCATCTTATCCCCTATTGCAGGAATACGGATTTCACGAACCCTTACTTTTGCGATTCGTTCTCCTTCTTCACCCTCTGTTATAAATGTTTTATCTACTATACCCAATTGACCCTTCTTTGGCACTTTCGAATTATCCTTTCTTAAACCTAGCTTCGGATCAGCCAGAGAGGACATTCCAATCAATACCATCTTATCATGGACTTCGGTTCCTTCTCTCACAATACCATATGTGTCTAGATGATTGTATTCATAATCCGGCTTTGTTCCTATTATGTTCGTTGCGTTCTCAATATTTGTAAATATTTTCTCTGTTTCAACCTTGCCTTCTGAATTTAATACTTTTTCTTCATGTGTTTCATATGTTGAATAATAAGTCGTTCTAAACAATCCGCGTTTAATCGCCCCTTCGTTTATTAACACCGCATCCTCTACATTATAACCAGTATAACACATAATTGCTACAATGGCGTTTTCACCATACATGTTCTCTTCTCCATTAATTGTTTTCATATATCGTGTTTTAATCAATGGTATTTGTGGATTCGCTAATACTACTGCAGATTTATCCATTCTTACTTGATAATTTGTATGATATAATGAAACTGACTGTTTGCTTTGTCCACAAGAAAAAGAATTTCGGGTTGCAGGATTGTTCTGTGGAAAAGGTATTAAATTACACATCATTCCAAAAATGAGAGACTCGTGAATCTCAAGATGACTGTATTTTTGAGAACCTTCTTGAAGCAATGTTTTCATATTTAAACAGATTAATACATCTTCACTTTCACTGGTATCAATATAATCAATGATTGCCTTATTTTTTATAAACCTATCAAGCTTTGCCGGATTGACTTCTTTCTCGACACCTTCATATAATTCATATAATTCATATAATTCATATATTTTCATGTCGTTTGGATGAAACTCTTCGATTTTCTTTTCATTAAATCCGGTAACTAGATTTACCCATGTGAATTCTTCATCATTTATTTTATTCTTTATTGTGTTTTTTTCTTGTTCAAAGAAAAATTTTCCCAAATCTGTATCTTTATAGAAAATAGGACGAGTTAATCTGCCTTCGTCAGTATAAATAAAAATAGTGTTTTGTGTAATATCAAAAGAGACACTAATATAAATAGGTAACAGACCGTTTCTTCGAAATAATTTTATATAATTTACCATTTGAAAAGGGTCTTCTGACATTCCTGCCCAAAAACCATTAACAAAGACTCGAGTATTTTGTGAAATAAAAATGTGAGAACATTCTTCCACAAACTTGAGTTTTACCTTTTCTCTCAACCATTTTATCATATGTTCTCGAGAAATGCCTTTTGTGATATACGCCGAAATAGATAAATGTTTGTGTATTCCAATGTTTCCACCGTCAGGTGTATCAATTGGATCGAAAAACCCCCATTGAGAAGCATGTAATACACGAGGACCAACCAATTTAACACTTGAATCCAAGTTAAGAGCTGTTTTTCTCAAATGGCTCAACATGGTATTGTGTGATAAACGGTTCATATCTTGGAGAACACCAATCTTTTTTGTATGCGGTTGAGCACCCCAGTTACCTTTAAATGCCTTTTTGAAACCCGCCTCGACGATTCTATCTGAAAAGACATTTTGGTTATCATTAATAAGACTGGGTAAATTATCTTCATATATATCTTGATTATAATAGAGAACTTTTTCTAATTGTAATTTAATTGCTTTTTGTTGCATGTTATAATATTCGCGAAATAAATCAGAAATTAAAACACCAGTTGTCTCAATGCGTTTAAATTTAAAATTATCGCGATTCGTTTCATTATCAATTCCAGCAAATACTTTTAACAGTTTGAATACTATATGACCTAAATAATATGCCTTTTGAACAAAATTCGTTTCACCGATATGTGGCAAAAAATAATCGGCCAATATTTCGAGAACCGTTTCTGTTGTTTTGCCTTTTGTAAGAATTGCAATAAAATCAATCGCTGTTTTTTGTGTCATAATTCCGGCTGATTCATAAATAGATGGAACGAAATAGTCCAACATGGCACTATACTTATCAATATCATGAACACACATTTGAATGATTTCTTTATCTGATATTATACCAAGTGCTCTAAAAAGAATAAATAAAGGAACTGGCTTTCTTACATTGGGTATATTAACCACTATATTATTATTATCGAGTGTTGTGCTAGGCGCCATTATTTTAATAGATAATGTTCTGATAGGTTTCGAAACGTTCTCGGAAACCGACCTAATTTCAGCTGAATATAAAAATGTATCATCATTGTCTTTACGAATGTATAACATGTTATCGGCAAACTTTTCTTGTGGAACAATGACTTTTTCTTTACCATCAATGATAAAGTATCCGCCAAGGTCATTTCGACATTCGCCCATTTGAAATCGAGTCGCAGGATTTAACCCTTTTAAAATACAAAAATCAGATTGAACCATCACTGGAAATTTGCCAAAATATATTTTTTCAATGAGAACCGTTGTTTTTTGAACATTCTTTGAAACCATTGAGCGCTCCGTCATTTCTCTCATTAAAGCAGTTTCTTTAGGTGTTATGACACCTCTTTTATTCGCTTGTTTTCTGACTTGCCTTTTAATTGGCTGTTTGCCTGCACCGGCACCACCAGTATATTCATCATTATCTGTGTCTTTATCCTTCATCTTTTTCGACTTAAAGTTCTCGTATTTTTCTTCATCTGATTCAGACTCTTCACCATCGTCTGCTCCTGCTCCTAATGGAATATTATCTGGTCCAACCGCTTTCGGTAGCTCACCATTGTCTAATATGTCAATATATTCAATTTCAATATCATATTGAATGGTCATAGAATACGTCATATTGCGCAATCTAGCCTCATTTGGATACATATAATGCGAACGCCCTTCGTCATGTATAACTGGTTTTCCAAAATAAATGCGAGAACCATCCTTTCCACCCAAATATAATAATGCCTGTGATTTATATTCACCATACCCTAATTCTGGATTTGTTTTTTCTGCGACGGGGTCATATCTTGCCATATTAGGATCATATTTAGATTGAATACGAATCGGGTTTGTTTCCTTAAACATTTTATATATTCCTGAATTGAAAAAATCATTGTACGATTCAGTATGATGTCTTACTAAAGATTGCGGATCATCTTTAAAATGTGATTCTATTATATTCCATATAAATGAATTATCCATTGCAGTATTATATATATAATATCTATTTTTTTATTGTTTATTTAGCAAATATATAAAAATCTATTTATAGTTTATAAATGACAGAATTGTCTTCCATTTTTTCACCTATTGCGAATCGCGACTTTTGTCTTTGGTTTTATTTCTTGTCCGTTGTAGGATTTGTTTTCTTTGTTGTTGCTCTTTTATCTGGAGTTTTCATCGGTATTAGCAAGAAGAAGGACTTTAGCTTCTACCTTCAAACTTTTTTCCTTGCTTTAGGATACGGTATTTTCTATTTCCAAAATAGACTTCTTTATTCTATGTGTGCAAAATCAATATAAACGTTATTTATCGTTTATTCATAAAAAGCTTTTTCAAATAATATAATATTACGAGATGGATATATTATATTATAGTAACCATTGTCCTAACTCGCAAAAGACAGTTCAATATATTGCAAAATTCGGGTTGATTGACAAAATAAACGCAATATGTATTGACAAACGTAGTATAGACAAAGTGTCAGGTCAAGTATTTGTTCAATTAGAAAATGGTAAAAAAATAATGTTGCCGCCAAATGTTCATAGTGTTCCAGCGCTACTAATTGTAAAAAATAATTATTCGGCAATTTTTGGACAAGACATTATAAAATATTTTGAACCAGTTGCAAGAGAAAAATTAGAACAAGCTCATCAATCAAATGGAGAACCTGTTGGAATGGCATTATCTGCGTCTTCTGCGGGCGTAGCTATCATGTCCGAACAATATACATTATATGATTTATTACCGGATGATTTAAGCGCAAAAAGTCGGTCTGATAAACGTCCAATGTATAATTATGTGTCGGCGAGTCATCAACCTTACAAGATTCCTACTCCACCGGATACATATCGTCCGGATAAAATAGGCGAATCCGTTTCTATTGAAACATTGACGCAAAAACGCAATAGCGATATTAATCCTAGTGGTCCCGCGACGCCTTTTGGGTTTTGAAAATGTGGAGAACTTGTTTAGTTATTATTTATTTGGTTGTTGAATTTTATATCAAGGTTTATATTTAGATAAAATATACTGTTAATATATAAAATGAGCTCCATCTATTATCATGATAGTCCGTCCATCTATCCAGCTGAAAGACAGAATAAGCGCAGAAGCGAACGTCCTGCGAAAAATAAGAATGAAGGTGATATAGCTCGCGGTTATCACAGAGTTAACTACGGGAATGAGAGAAAAACCCGTAAAAACAGAAGTAGTAGTCGTAGTGGCAGTCGTAGTAGTACTCGTAGTCGCAGCCGCAGCCGCAGTCGTGACAGAGTCAATCATCGTATTCAAGCGGCAAGAAACCATGTATACCGTAAAGGTATGTATAAGAATAAACCGCCCCTATCAAAATATGACGCGTTAATATCATTATTTGATCAACGACCAGAAGTGTTTGATACTATGCAAGTTTTGTTTTCTGACAAAATTGTACTAATTAATAAACTTGAAGATCTTTGTGTTAACGCTAGCGAAAATGAAGACGAAATTATAAGTTTAATAAATAGTATATTTACCTTTGATATGTTTAATAGTTTACGAGACAGATACAATGAGTTAAAACCAAGAAAATCTAAAGATGTTGCCAATAAAGAAATAGTTTTAATATATTTAGACTATGTAATAGACAATTACAATGAGTAATTCTCATTTTTATTCATATATTTTATTCGAACAAAATAATATTAATATTATATTAAATGATTTAAAAAAAAATAAATATATACACTTACATGAGCGACAAATCCACTGTATTAAAGGCATTCAATAATCTTTTTTTCGAATTTATTCAAGATATAATTACTATTTTTCCAGAAAATGAAGATGTAAAAAGCGCAAAAACTGGATTTGAATTCTTTAAACGAGCAAACCCCACATGTATTATAAAGGCATGGCAATATTTTGTATATCAAAAATACAAGGATGTCATTGATAAAGGTGATCTTACGTTTTTTTTCGAAAAAGACTACAATGCGGATTTGACGTATATGGCGAATGCAGGTGAAATTATGAAGGCGATTGATAAGCTTAGAGAACCTGTCCGTAATGTAGGTGAAGAAAATAAAGAACATACAATGAAATATATTCAAAGTTTATGTAGATTGTCTGATGTGTATACGCAGCTGGCGAATCCTAAGTGATCGCGCGATTTATTTGATAGCAAATACTAAAATCCAAAACCAGAAAATCCAAAACCCAAAATAAATGATTTATAAAATAATTTATAAATAATTTGACAATATAATTATACATAAATATGGAAGAGTTTTTATCTATTTATAATTCCTTCATAAAAATTCCAAAGAATATAATTGAAAATAAAGAATTGATATATAAACCAGCGTTCAATATTATATCCAAAACCACGAGTCATGAAATAAAAGAAGAGGTCTTGTCCAAACTCATTATTTTATATCCAGATGACCCAATATTATATTATAAAATGGCTGGTATTATGAAACCTATATCAGAAGATAAAGCAATCCTATGGCATAAAATCGCATATGAATTGAAGCCGGATTTCGAAGATAATCTGATTGACCTATTTCAAATATTATTTGAACGAGGCAATTATGAGCACATGCAGCATATAAATAAAAACAATGTTTTTGATAAAATGACACATAACCCGAAGTTTGTGGGTATGCTAGTTCGGTCTAGATTTTCATTAGCCAGATATGAAAATTGTATAAAATATGTCTTATTTTTGATACAATGTTCTTGTCGAAAAAGGGCAATTACAGACAACGAAAAAATGGAAAAATATAATAATTATCAGGACGCTGGGTATATGTATTCACATGTTGGCGACATTGACAACGCAATTAAATATATAGAAAAAGCGATTGACTTGGCAAATAAATTCAATTTGCCTCTTTCTAAAAAAATATTATCCTTTGGAACCTATTTATATTTACAGGATTTCTTATACAATAACGATAGGCAAATTTTTCAAAAATTTTTACATATGAATGAGCTTTTACCCGAAAAACCAATGTTCTCATTTAATAATAAACGAACTCTAACCACGAATCAAAAGATAAAAATCGGATATCTTTCAGCGGATTTTAATCCACATAGTGTCGCCAATTTTATATTGCCTATTTTAAAACATCATGATCGAACCAAATTTGATATCTATCTTTTTTCAAATGACCAGAATATAGCAAAGCTATTCACAGATTTACGATTACCTACACATATCATTTATGGCACTGACACGGTAGAATGTGCAAAAATGATTCACAAATTAAAAATAGATATTTTATTTGATTTGAATGGACATACTTCAGACCATCGCTTAGATGTATTTACATATCATCCTGCTCCAATTCAGATTAGTTATCTCGGATATGCAAATACAACTGGTTTAACGTCCATCGATTATCGACTAACAGATTTTATTGCCGACCATCCTGAGAGTACCCAACAATATTCTGAAAAGTTGATACGTATGCCCAATTGCTTTTTATTATTTGACCCATTACATCCATTTGTAGTAAACCCCAAAAAAACAGTTGGGAGTCGTGTTGTGTTAGGTAGTTGTCATAAAGAGGCGAAATTAAACGATAATCTATTTCATGTATGGAAACAGATTCTAGACCGCTGTCCAAATACAGTATTGTTTATAAAAATAGAATCTTTTGATAATGTTCAACAAAGGACAGAATATTATTTGAAAAAAATAAATGTGGATAAGGATCGCATCATCATTCGAGAACAACTATTTGATAAGGGTTATGAAACATTATACCAAGAATTTGACATATTATTAGATTCGTTTCCATATTCAGGAACAACCATTACATGTAATAGTTTATTTAATTCCATTCCAGTGGTAACGTTGTATAACATGAATAGACATGTACATAATGTATCTAGTTCGATTCTTATAAATAGTGGATTGTCTGAACTGGTTGCTTATTCACAGAATGAATATGTAGATATTGTGGCTGATCTGGTAAATCGACCGGAAAAATTGGATTTTTATAAATCGATGGTTCGTAAACAATTTTTGACGTTAATGGAACCGAAGACATTCATGAAAAAATACGAAGATGTTCTCACAAAAATATATTTGAATGACATTCAGTCTTTTCTTGCTCCGCCGGTTCCGCCTTTGCCAACCCCTGATGTAATCCATTCATCCAATAACATTACAATAGATTTTTCGAATGGCTCGATAACTGATACCCCAAAAAAACCATTAGGTAAAAAAGTGTATATATGTGGAGCTGTAAGAAATTGTAGCAATTTTTTGGATAATGTGTTCTCAAATATTGATAAATTAATTGGATTATTCAATGATTATAAAATAGTGATTGCGTATGATAATATGAATGATAATAGTTTATATATTTTACAAAAGAAAAAGGCAAAATATAATATGGAATTAATCCATGTTTTAGAGAACGAAGACATTTTTCACAGAGATATGCGTTCACAAAGAATTTCAAACGCTAGAAATGAATATTTAAAATATATTCGAGCGGAAAACCGTGATGATTTCCAGTATTTTATTGTCATGGATATGGATGATGTATGTGCCGGTAAAATGGATATGGAAGCTCTAACATACCATATGTCTAATGAGTCTTCATGGGATTCAATATCGTTTAATAATAAACCGTTTTATTATGATATTTGGGGTTTGTCGATTGATGCTTATCTATTGAGCTGTTGGCATTTTCCGAACGGCGAAGATATTGTACAAAAAATAACAGAATATATGAATAATAAATTGAAACCGCTAAAGAGATATGATTTATTGGAATGTCAGTCTGCGTTCAATGGATTTGCTATTTATAAAAAGAGCAAATTCATTGATTGTGAATATAATTGGCGTATAAATAATATTTGTAATTATGTAACTGATGACCAGATTAAAAGGAATGAGAGCGCTATAGGTAGACCATTTACAAAGAATATATCTTATCAACAACATATTCATTATGCAACAGATTGCGAACATCGCCAATTTCATATGGAAGCAATACGAAAACATAAGGCAAAGATACGTATTTCACCCATTTGTTTATTCACTTAGACTGGGTATTATTCTATATTGCGTATTTATTATGTACACTTTTACAGAAAATTTGAAATAAATGACACCATATGTATATGTTAAATATAATAAGACATATTACCTTAATATGGAGGAATATCTCTGCAAAATATGATCTTTGGTTTGTTATGTACTCTGGTCGGTTGCTTTGTATTTCAGGTTCTGCTACTGCTACTGGTTGTTCTTCTGATTCTACTTCTGGTTGTTCTTCTGGTTGTTCTATTGCTACTTCAAGTTCTCTATTATTTTGAGAATCCTCAGATAAGAATGGTAATATTACGTTTTTTATGATAATTTTCTTTCGACTCGGTTTAACCTGATCTAATATATCATTCGAATCACACTCTCCTCTACATATAGGACATGTATTTTTGATGATTAAATGGTGAACAATACACATATCACAAAATATATGATTACATTTTGTACCGGCTTTATATTTTAACGGCCCTAGGCATATAGGACATTCATCGGGGTATTTTGATTTTGATTCTGTTTTTGATTCTGATTTTGATTCTGATTTAATATTTTTAGATCTTTTTTTCATTATATATAATATCCATTTGTCATTATATTATTTTACATATATCTTTTAGATAAATGTATTTGGCTTAAATGAAAAATTATAACAATTGATTCGACTGGTTTGCTGCCCTTCATCTTGATAATCAGTATTGCCATTTTCAATTACCATCAATGGATATAGTAAGGCGCGTTTTCCATCTTTTGTCAATATCCAGTCTGAACTAAATGGTATCAATGATGAATCAGTTAGCGTTCGTTTTGCGTAGTCATGATAGTATTTTGATAGCATATCTTTGGCTTTATTCCTAGTCAGTATATACATTTGTGCGCCCCATGTATCTTCAATATATTCCAATATCTGGAATGTATCATTTGAATATTTTGTCAATATTTCTGGAAAATTTGAATATGTATGTACAGGATTGGAACATAAATAACCCAATAATAATATATCTAATTTGTGTGTTTTCATTACATTCAATGCTTTTGGAAGATTCTTTGTAAAATCCTTATGTATAATAATGTCGTCTTCGCATAAAATGATAAACTCTTTTTCTGAATTATTTACAAAATGGTTCATCATATCCAAATGACCATAACATATAGACCATGTTCTCTGCATATGTTTATTATCAACAAAACTTATTCTATCATCCGTATCTTTTACACCGGAATAAAAAAAAACGGGCAAATCGAAATGATTGAATTTGTTTTCCATTTCGATCCTTCTTTCATTCTTTTCTTCTGGATTCTTTGTAAAATTCAGACAATAAATATCGTGTGTATCCATTTGTATATAAAAAATAATTTGTATTTATTATTTTTTATATGTAATGTATTTTTACATCTATTCGTTTATTTATTCGTTTATCTATTCGTTTATCTATTCGTTTATCTATTCGTTTATCTATTCTATTTTAGGTTCATCCTTATTATAATTCAAATAATAAATTAATTCACTTGGTGGCATTTCGACCAATCGTTTCCCTATTTCGGTTCTTCGCATAATGATTCGATTGCTATCGTTATCGTTATCACCTTCTCTTTTTACTAAACTTGGTAAAAAGACTTCATGATGTAATTTATAAATCAAAGGAAAATACTTTTTTGATATTCGTTGTCCGCTCTTTCTCACATAATATGAAATATAGGATTGATGAACATTCGTAACAAATTCATGAAACTCTTTATAAAACCGATAAAACACATGTTTGTATTGTGGAAAAAAATTCAAAAAATCCATTACTTTACCCATACGCAACAAACACAAATATTGATATTGTAAATTTGGATTATTACCTCGCAACTCTCTTACTTCTTTATAGGTTGGATTCTCTAGTGAAGCCATCATTCCTGTCTTTAGATTCGTAAACATTAACCCGACTTTATCGCGAGGCGATCCAGTAGAACAATATACTTCTTCTAGTTTATCATATGAATCTTCATCAAATCTTTTTGGAAATTCGACTAGACCACGAATGCCTAAAAAACAATTCCATTCTTCATATACGGTTGCAGGAATCGCAGTAACCGTTCCACCCTTTAAATGATATACTGAAACCAAATACGCAACGGGCGATTCAATATGTAAAACAATATGATTTGACGGGTGTTGTACAATAAAATTATAGCAATATTCTTTCGACAATTCTTGAAGACACGCCAAATTATTAATGTCTTCATCGTCACATGCTCGAAATGCTTCTAAAAACATCTTTCGAAAAGTGGGTTGCGCCGGATTCGATCGCGACTGTTTGTATTGTGTTCTATAAAACCAATAGTTACCCCCAATTGCACCTTTTGAAGCCAATTCCCATGATTCAATGCGTGGATCGTAAAATAAGGTGAGCATGGTTCCTTCAATGATTTCATTTATTAGGACATCAGGCGAATTCACGTCAGGATTATTTTCCTTAAAAAAATCCATGGTTACTGTCTTGGGTGGAGTAAAACACAGGATTGTGTTGTCGTCTGGATTGACAACAATTGATTTATATATTCCTAAAGCGATGTCATTTTCTGAAACGGATTCATCATCGCAATTGAAAATTTTATATTCTGTTGTTCCATTTTTTGGTGTATATGATTTGGCTTTGATTTTGTCACTATTGTAAGTGATCAAATCGGGAGTATAATCTATATATGAGAGTTCGAATTCAGACATGATTACTATAATACATGTGAAATCTTTATATGATTTTCTTTTTATAGTAATAAATAATATAAAGGGTTCATATCATATAATATAATTATGTCAAATAAAATATTTGTGATAAAGAATGATGCGGGTATTGTGGCATTTTATGCTGATTTAGAAAAAGCAAAAAATGAGTTAAAAAACATTTATAGAACATCAATTGATTTCAAATATTTTGATTACGAAATAAATGTATATGATTTGGTTGATAATGAATATAAAATTACAAATGTAAGTTACACTTATCGGTTTGATAATTTTTTGATAAATACAGGATTTTGAAATGTAAAAAAAGGTGTATAATTTTTATTTGTTATCTAATATCTAACCAAAAACATGTAAATCAAAATATCTAAAATCGAGATAGCCTCATTAACGACTTTAGCATTTTCTTATAGTGATTTGATTTATGTTTCGGTTCGTCCAGTTGAAAGAACAATTCCTCTGTTTCATCTTCGTCATCTGAATAATCGTACGGGTCTGATTCTAATTGCTTTTGTCTTTCTATTTCTATTTGTCTTTGTCTTTCCAATTGTTGCTGTTTTTCTAGTTCTCTTTGTTCAATTTGTCTCTTTTTTTCTCGCTGTTTATCTACACGTTTTTGAGTGGCCTTCGCTTTTTCTTGTTCGATCAAGTCAGCCCAAGTAAACGCGTTCTCTTTTCTTCGATTCTCTTTCAATTTTCTCTCTTTCTCTAGTAAATATGCATCTAAAAGATTGTTGCGGTTTGTCATAATAAACGTGTCTGTATTCTGCGTTTTTCTATTTTTTGTAAGGAATGAAATATCTTGCTCATATAATGGTCCAACCCCTTCAATATATGAAATGATGCCTGCGTTCAATTTATTCCGATTCAACAGGATAGCTTGTTCTCGTGTAAGAGTCATTATTCGATTAAATATTTGATATATATAATATTATAAAAAAGTCAATCAATTTTATCAAATCAATATAATGACCTGTAAAATTGATATGATTACAATGGAATAATAAGATATATTATATAATGATACGAATATTAAGAAACCTCGCACCATTAAGCATAAACGTATCAGTAACAGACGACGAAGTACATGAATGCTATAGTAAATCGCGCAACTCGCAAAATAATACATTGAATAATAACCGGTATTATACAAGCTATTTGAAACACGTCTTAGGTAAAGAGTATAATGATGCAGATATAAAGTCTATATTTATAAAACTTGATTGTATGAAAGACCACGTTGATTTTTGTTTATCAAAATCAAAAGATAAGGAGTTGGTAATAGAGTGTCTGGAAAAAAACAACCATTTTTCAAAAAATACAAGTCGTCCCGGAGTGGTTGTTAAACTATTTCAAACAGAATATAATGGAAAGCAATGTGTAGTGAAAACATATATCTATGACGGGCGTTCACATGAGCTAAAATGGAGTTTTGAGCAAAATGTAAAAAACGAAATTTTGTTTCAGAATTATGCAAGGACATTGAACAAACAACTTGATTTCATTTCACCTGAATTATACTCGTGGGGTTTAATTCGTGGGTATAAACCTGTTCCAGAATCACATAAATTTAAAGTAATATATTTAATAATGGAATATATTCCATTTATTCGCTTAAAGGACATTTCATATCAACAATCAAATATTAAAGAATTGTATGAACGAGTAGATGCAATCGATAAAGAATTAAAGGGGCAATTACTACATCATAATGATTTACATAGTTCGAATGTTTTGGTATCGTGCGATTCGTCTTCGCTTTCGCAGTCGCTTTCGCTTTCACAGTCGCTTTCGCTTTCGCCAAGTATTTGTATTGTTGATTTTGGAGAAGCGTCTTGTGGTCCTCGAAAACAGATTCACTAAAATATAATATTATAATATAGATACATGGAAGAAGAACAAAATCCGCCTTTAGAAAAAAAAACACGATGTCCAAAGGGTCAGATTAAAAATAAACAAGGTATATGTATTGATAAAGTAAAGCCATCAGATATCGTAATTGATAGTGAAAAAGAAAAGGGGAAACCAGAGAAACCAGAGAAACCAGAGAAACCAGCAAAACCAGAGAAATCAGCAAAACCAGAGAAATCAGCAAAACCAGCAAAACCAGAGAAATCAGTAAAACCAGAGACAGAAGGCAAAATTAAAAAAATAAGAAAGAGTAAAAAAGCGTTGACTTCAAAATCACCTTCTCCTTTGACTCCGTCAAAAAAGAAAACACCAAAATCAAAAACTGTGAAAAATCTTACAAAAGTTCAAGCAGCAAAAATATTAGCTGAACGACGCAAGTGTATTCAAGCGTTTCGTGACAAACTATAAATATTATTATTTATAATCATACATAATAATATTTTAGTTCATCTATACCATTTAGAAATTGTATCCTTATATTATAATAATGTCTACGGAAGAAGAAATGGACAATGAACCAGAAAAATCAGAATCAGAATCAGAAGTCGAAATAAATGAAACAAATACGCCGTCATCAGAATCGGACGCAAATTTTAAACTCAGATTAGGAGATATTATTGAAATTATTAGTCCAACAAATAGTCAGCTAAATGAATCACATTTTTTTATTACCTATATAAATGAACAACGTATTCAACTTATTAATGTTGCAACATTAGAAGAAGTTCAATTGAATAAAAACGAAGAAACGGGTGCGCTCATGGACGAATCCATCACAGAAATACATCTAGTCAATCGGAGCGAACATGCCGGTTATGCCCGCCAAAATGATTTATTACAAGGCACTTGGATTGAAATTCACATTGCGGGTGATATTCCAACTATTATTACCGGCGAAATCGTCAGTTTAGAAGAAGACCAAATTGAAATCATGACATTTCCTGACCTACAAACAATTTTCATCGATTTTGAATACAAGGGGTTACCTGAATATATACCTATAAAACAAATACTCATTCGTGACAAACCTGAAGCTGTAAAAGGATTGGCTACTATTGGTAATTTACCAGAACATACCATTATAGACTCACTCGAAAAAGTAAAAGAGCCATCAGTTGATTATTTAGAAACAGGCGAATATGTGATAGATGCTGATGACAGCGCAGAAGTAGAAGAAAACGTTTTCAAAGCACTTCAAAATATAGTAACCAAGTCAAAGGGTATTATTTATGGCGAAGATTTAGAAGCAATTACTCAGTTTGTCGAAATACCTGATAGTCAAAAACGCTATGGTATTGATATCCAAATAAACAGTTTATTAGATGAACTATTGTCCACTATACCCAGCGCACAACGCAGTAAAAACATTATGGAAAAGATTCATGTCTTACTTGAGAGATTTCGAGAACTTCGAGATATGTTCTCAATTTTTGATGAAAATGGTAATGTAAGAAACTATAAAAAGAATGATCCCAACCTCCATAAGCCATTGGTTGACCATATTAAAAATTTGGATAAAAAGTTTCGCTGGTTCATGCCTGTTGTTTCCACAAAAAAGAAGATATATATCAATCGTGGCAAGAATTTCGATGAATATTTAGAAGCCACTAGCGATGATGTTCTCATAGAATACCTAGATGATTCAATCAAGTATGAAGAAAAATTAAAGCGCGATGTTTATTATAAGAATAATTCAATCACAGATGAATCGAAATATGTAAATTTATACAGACAATTAGCAGATTTAATGACCCCTTTTGAGAACCCAGACGAAATACCCAATTTTTTACAAAACAAACGTGTTCTCACAAATATAGAAGCGATCGTTGATAATCTGAATGAATTTAATAGTTCAGTAATTCTTACTTCAAAACAGCTTGCTCTTGTCAAAAGACAATTTGTTATTCAAACTTATAATTTAGGATTGAATCGATTGGTCCAAAAAAAAATAGGTGGTAAAGATACGATTGTTACTAATGAAATGACACACGCTGATAAAATGGCGATTAAATCTTTCGTCATGTTTCCTGCAGCTGTAGTAAACTATTCTCGAATTGATATGCCAAGCACGAATATTTTAGACAGGGCAAATTTAAATAATGAGAACATGATGTTATTTCGTTTATTAAGAAAAAATAAGAAAATAATTCCATATATTATTGATGATTTAACAAAAGAATTGGACTATGACAATGATGATGAGTTTATGACAAGTATGCGTCATTATGTTCTTTCTGATGAACTTATGAGAAATGACGATGATGGAAAATTCGAACAATTTTTGAGAACCATTATACCAAGAACGAGAACATTGATTCGTCTAGTAAGAAAACATATCAAGGATAAATTATCTTTTGTATCAGTCGTTCAAAGTTTAGAACCATATATGGTATATTCCAATGACATTTCTTATAAGCAATATATGGAAATTCGCTATTTTATTATTGAACAAATAAAAGAAAGAAAGGCGGAATTAGAAAAGAAACGTAAAGACTTTTCCTTTTTGTCTATCGCGAAATTTAATATTCAAGCCGAAACATTACATATTCTTCGGCTATTATTAGAAAAAAATGATATTTTGGAATTGTTTTTGAATGGATACAAACTTCCGACAAAAGAGATATTGGAAAAATCATATAAATCAATCGAGGTTCTCGAAAAGATAATTCAAAATGATAATGGTGTTCTTTTTGGTAAGTTATTAGGTTCTATAATGTCAGCTTTAATGACACCCGATAGTTTGACAAATATTTTTAATGAACCTCTAGATGATATGGATAAACTAGAAAAAGTAAAGGCCGAAGATTGTAATAAACGTATATTAGTAAAGCGATATGCTTCTGTTGCCGACCTTCAAAAAGACAATAATTCCACTGCGTATTATGATACAGAGTTTGATACTACACCATACCATATTTTGAATAAATACAAGGATGATAAGAAAAAAATGCTTCCTGAAAAATTTGTAGGATTTCTTGCCGAGAACTTGGTTCAAAAACACGATTGTCCTCGTAATAAATCCGTTGAATTGGCAAAACAGCTTATTGTGGGCAAGAAACAAATCGTCGATGGCGAATATGCTATTTTGGAAATAAAGCCTCGTTTGAGTAAATCAGACGAAGAAAGTGATATGTCTTCACAAGAGAAAGACGACTTGGAAGAAGAAGCCAATGTTCGAGCCAAAAAGAGTTATTATTTAAGGAAAAAAGACAATTGGATTCATCAAGAAGATGTGGATGACGAATCGTTTATTGATACAAAAGACATGTTTTGTAATAAAGAGAGTAAATGCGCGATAAAACGTGACCCACTTGGATATGACAAATGCGAAAGCGAAGACGATGTTGCAAGACGAATGCGCGAAATAGCAAATAAGAAAATCGCAAAGGAATTTGATCGTAGATATGAAATGTCCTCTGAAGAAATGAAAAATAAATTAGAAACAGATATTGTTAAACATATTCATTATCTTCACCGCAGAATGCGCATTCGTTCAGTAAAATCAGAAAAAGTGAATAATTATTGTTATGCGTTAGGTTCTCTTTTAACCGAACGAGAAGAAATAATTCAATCGCCTTATATTGAATTACGTAGTCTTATTTTAGGTCAAGACGATTTTGTTAAAAAACAGCAAGATATAGTTCGTTTCTTTGATACATTTTGTAGAGAACCACTAGAATCCTTGGAAGAACATCAACATTGGAAATATTGTAAAGAAACAAATACGAAATTATTACCAGATTTTTTATATGAATTAGCATATTGTTATATAAGTGGCGGTAATTATAATTTGAAATTAGAAGAAATATGTCATACTCATGGCAAAAGAAGCGACTCGGGTAATATGATTGAAGATAAATATAGTGGATTTATGATTCGCATGATTGAATATTCCGATGAAGAAGGATACAATGAAGCGGGGTTTAAGATATCTACTCATGCGTTTATTGAAAAAAGGGAAGATGAAAAGGTTCTCGAAAACTTGTTAAAACCTTCTGTTCCTATTCAAGTGTGTGAAAATCCACGTTCTCAAATTATCTGTGATATTTTATCAGGCATTTCAAAAAACATGGGAATATCTACTGACACTATTCGAGGAATTGTGGTTCGTGTTGCTAGTTCAGTTTGTGATAAATTAATTATTGATGAAGAAGCATATAATAAACAAGCAAAAAAAGAAGAGGAGAAAAAGGGTGTTAAATTACCGCCATATAAAAAACGTGCGAATCAATTAACGATTGTAATTACTGCAGCGTCGCTTTTCACTGTTATACAAACAGAAGTGCCTACCTTTTCAACAAAACGCGTTATGCCTGGTTGTGTCAAATCCTTCAAGGGATACCCACTTACTGGAGAAGAAGATACGAGTGGTATTCGATATATTGCTTGTGTTATAAATAAAATGAAGGCGGAATTCGAGCCATGGGACGCAATTCGCAAAATGACATCCGATATGATATTTGAACAAATTAAAAAAATTGTTTCTTCGGTTCTCAAAATTGTCGAAATAGATGAACGATATTTGAAAAAGCGCGAATTTCTTATATCTAATCCAGAAGAAGACATACCAGATGAACACAATATTGAAAAATGGAAACACTTTTTGCCACCTATCATAGATACAAATATTATTGGCGGATTAAGAAGTGTTTCGGCTGATTTCAAAAACGAGCTTATTTCACTTATGAAGAAAGGCAATAAAGATCAACATAATGATTTACTTGTTTTAAAAGCCAAAATCTCATATTATTCTTATGGTATTGTGGAAGCAATACAAAAAATAGTAAAGGATAAACCAATGATTTTAAATACCATTTCGACAGGACAACCGTTTTTACAAAATGCCTGTTGTAATGATAAAATGGAGAACCCGATAAAATACTTTGTAAAAGAAAATGAAGAAATCGGACAATATTTGAGAACCATTGCGGCCATTTCAAAGATGGTAGATATGGTAAGTGTAGTATCAAAAGCGCCAATGTTGTTTGATCCTAGAGCTTCAACATCCATATATCCAGTTGTATCACACGATTTTTCAGAGCAAAATATTTATGCAGCATTTATTTTTTATTGCGGGTTAGATAAAGGAAAACATATTCCTAGCGTTTTTCATCACTTTTTTACAGAAATACCGACAGACTATAAAAAGCAATGGACCTTGCTAGAAAAAATTGCGTTTTTGAAAAAAGCCGACAAGAATTTTAGCATAGTACAGTTACATGAATTAATGCGTATTATAAATAAAAGAAACATTGTAATACCATATGAAAAACCGAGATATAACGCTGTCGAAATGATAAAGGATATGTTGGCATTATTTGAGAACCAAGAATCACCGATTATAGATCACAAATTACAGGAAAAACTAATGACGGTTCTCGAAAAATATGACAAAACAAAATTGGTCTCTATTTCAACTCCTCTAGACGATGATTCTAAGATACCCGAGTCAGAAAAGGAAAAGATTGCGGCAATTAATGTATTGAAGAATACACTTGTGGGAATTATTAAGGAGAAGTTTAAACCTCAGGTTCTCATATTTTTGAAAAAATATGGTAAATTAGGCAAAACAGAGTTTACTCGTTTAGAATCATTTTTTGAAACGTTCGTTCAAAAGTGGGCTTCTGATGATCTATATAAAATATCTACTTTTATGAAAAATACTGTGGATGAAATGACGCGCATTTTTCCAAATATGTTATTAACCAATATTGATATTAATTTCCACTATCCAGAACATCATATTGATTTTTCAGAGTTTGATATAGACAGGATTTTCAAATCGAAAAAAGAATATTATGAACCATTAGGAGAATTCAAACAAGATAAAGTAATCAATTTATTGATTTTGAAAATACGCGAAAAATTTGTGGATCTAAGATTATTTTTTGAGAACCTTCCTATACAAACACCTATGATGAAATATAATAGAGAATATTTTAGTTTATTTGATAAAGAAACCATTATCTTTTTACTAGACTATGTATTTTTATCAGTAATTCATGAATATATTATTGCAACAGATGACCCAGAATTAATTCGAACAGACATTTTTGAAAAGAAAAAATCGAGCCGTGAAAAAATCGCTGAACAAAAAGACATGTCTATACAATTTAGTACCGAAATTAGAGATATTAATGAAGAGTATGAGGAAACTGGTAATGATATTGCCGAAATTCAAATAGATATAGGTAATAAAGAAGAACTCAAGACACGAATCGCAAAATTGCTATTGGCATTCATTAATATTGCAAGAAAGAATAAGCACGAAATAGATATTTCTTATGAGACAATATCAAACGCCATTCGCAAAAGAAAAGAGAACGAGAAAAATCGAATTGTTCAACGGTTCGAAGGATTAAGTAAAGATGAAAGAGATATTGAAGATATGAAAAAGAAGTTCAAATTGGATGAATGGAATGTAGGACAACAAAAAGGATTGTTTGTATATGATAAGAAGGTAAGTGATCGAGAACGGATAGAACAAGAGAAAGAAGACATGATTGATATACAAAAACATGGTATCAGAAAGGCCGATTTTATGATGATACAATCAGAAGACTTTATGCAAGAAACGATTGGCGAAGAAGGTATTGCCGATTTGGAGAACATGGAAGATGATGAAGAAGATATGGGTTTTGGCATTGGGTCGTTGAAGGCAAATTTCCACGATGGCCAATTCTATTCTGACGATGAATCCGATGATGGATTTGGGGATGACGCATAGATTTTTTGTATTTACATAATATAAATGCTTGTAACAAAATATATTCGTTCTCATAAAACAACCGCGGCCATTTTTATTTTTTTGATATTATTTACAATGGTTCATTTATTGAAACCTGGATTTGCTTATACGGAAGACGGCGGATTTAGACAATTTGGAGTAGGATATAAACATAAAACAGTTGTACCTATTTGGGTTGTTGCAATTGTTTTAGCTATTTTTTCGTATGTATTGATTGTATATGTATATTAGCGGATGTTAGGTGTAGAAATTCGTGGTTTCATTATAGGTAAATGTTGTTTTTCATTATGTCCAAATATATAATGATATTTTGTTTCTGTATTATAATATAATGAACAATCCATATACCAATGTATTTTGTTACTGTATATTGCTGTATAAATAACATATTTATGTAGAGAACCATTATTCGTTTTTGTAAAAGCGACAGTGAATGTATTATTTTTATTTTTTTGAATCAGTGGTCGATGTTTCAATGATTCGTATTTGTCATCAAGGTATAATCTACGAATATATTTTCCATTACGCCAGATATGATATCCTTGGAACTCAAGAATAATATCGACAATAGATATTGGTAATCGGTTCTCCATTTTTTATTATTGTAGATTATTCTAAACATAAATCGATTTTATTTCCGTTCATATGAAAATAAGCTTTTTCATATAATATTATATATGGACCATGTCACAAGTTTACCAAGATTAATTGAACAAGGTGCCCAATCATATATGTCAAATGTTTTACATAAATGTCATGACAATCGCGTGAACATTTATTTGTATGCTCTGAATATGGGTGTTTTATTATTATTTATCATTATAACAGGGTTAATACTTTATTATTGTCATAAAACAAAAACAACCCCGGAAGAGAACCGACAAAAATTGTTGAAGGAACAAGAGTATATTTTATCAAAAATAAAATTTTATAAAGACCATCAGCGAAGTATTGCAAGCCGTTCATCAATCACTGGATTACCCACAATGGATGAAAGACCTTTATACTAATAATTTATGTGTTTCGTAATATAATATAATTGTATCTTATTATATTATAATGAGTTTTATAGAAGAACAACGAAACAATACACTAGAAAATAATACTGCTCAATCAGAACTATTAGACTTTTTAGAACATTTAAATCCACAAGTGTCTGATATAATTATTCGAGAACCTTTATCTGGCGATCTAGATTTCTCGGTTCTCAAAGAATGTAATCTTGCCTTTTCAAATATCACTTCGATTCAATTTGTAAAAGGTAATATTACTTCTTTGAAACATATTCCAGATGGTATTACAAAAATTGTATGTATAGATAATTTATTAGTTGATATTGTGTTACCTGCTTCCATTGTAGAAGCAAATCTATCTGGCAATGCATTAAAAAGCATTGATTTTAAAGAGTTGACAAATTTAAAAGAGCTACATATTGATGGAAACCAATTTTCAACATTATATGATTTGCCAAAATGTTTAGAGGTTTTGTATTGCGAGAACAATCGATTAAAATCGATTAATTTAGACGGGATAGACAATTTAAAGGTTCTCCATTGTTCAAATAATCCTTCTCTAACTATTGAACATTTTCCAGATACCATTACAGATTTACATATGGAAAACAATCCATTGTTACATGTGAATCGTCCTCGCGATGATGATAATACATCGGAAGATGATGGAGATAACCATGCTGATTTTATGGAAAGTTTAAATACTTATTTTGAAATGAAAACAAGTTATGAGGAAAAGGTTCACGCAATGAAAAAGAAAGTATTTAAACATTCCACGTCAAAGAAGGTAACAAAAAAACTAATAGCTGAGCTAAAACCGAAATGTATAAATTGTAATAGACCAGTTGGTTCTATTTTCTCCAATAAAGAGAGAACCTATTCGGCAAGATGTGGCGATGTAAAACAACCCTGTGATTTAAATATTCAAATTTTTGCAGGTGAGTTTGGACTATTAGATAAGTTGTTGTCTTCGTTTCAACAAGATATTCAAGATAAAAAAGAAGCAATTATTAAACAAAAATTAGATACCCTTTTTAATTATATTGGAGAACAAGAATCGATTGCGATTTTTAAAAAAGATTTGGAAGCGTATACAGAAGTAAATACATTTTTGAAGGAGCTGACTAACGAGTATACAGATATTTATTTTAATGAAAAGAGAAAAGAAAATATTGAAAAAAAAATAGAACATATTGACAGAATTCGAGAACGCTTCAATGATTTACTTGTGAAATATTCTCAAACAGATAATCCTGAACTATTGAAAGACGCAATGACGGTTTATGTGAGTGAAATAAAACCAGAGATAGACAATTTACAGATGATGAAATATGAAACGATGGAAATTAATAAAGAGGGTGATAAATATGTCATGTTTCAAAAAGAATATCGTTTGTCAAAATTAGACTTTACATTTGGGTCTTATCCTAAGGTTCTCAAATTCCGATCAAAAAAATAATTTTGAATGATTTGTTCCATTCAACATTTATTATAACTAGCGATGCCATCCCATTGTACATTTTGAATACTTGCCCATTTCTTTATTTCACAATAAGGGTCGCCGAAAGATGCCCAACCATCACTATTAAAATCAATTTTACCCATCTCTGGATGGTCTGAATCATATCCATAAGGAATGTCTGATTGATAATATCCTAATGGTAGTCTAGGTTCTATTTTACCAGTTTCTAATTTAGGATAAATTGCGTCAAAGTATGATGGTAAATAACTGTATTTTTTAGATCCTTTTTCAACACCCTTATATGTATATATTTGTTTTCCTTTGGAATCTAAATTACCAAGATTTACTTCGCCTGGTCTAGGTATCTGACATGTTCCATCGGCGTTTACTTTCCAGTAATCCGGACAATCAGTTATATCTGACGGAAACGATTTGTCTTTATTATTAAATGTAATATATGTATAAATAAACAATCCAATAAAAACAGATACTGATATAATCATTGTTAATATATGAAATAATGTCATTATATATTTCATATATATTTTTTATCAACACTTATTACTGTTTGTCACAGTATCCCATAAAATACCATATTTTTTAGCCCATTTCGCTTTGTCACAAATACTTGTCCATTTACCTTCACTTGTATCGATATTTTGGGTGCTACCGGTAATTGTAACACCTGTATGTGTTTTGGCTTTTTCTACATTATACGGAGGAATAGTATTAGTCGATGAAGATTTACAAGTTACTCCATTAGTATCTAAAGTCCAAAAATCGGGACATGTATGTTCATTATCTGGATATTCAATACCCTTATTCCTATTAGCAAGTGTTAAACCTACTAGTGTTAACATAATAATCATAATGACAATCGCAATAATAATTACAATAGTATAAAATGAGAACATATATATTATAATATCATTTTTTTTACTAAATATTTAGGATGATTTATTATCAAGTTTTTATTTCTACGGAAACATTATAAATGGAAATAGAAAAATATAATAAAACCCTTATTTTGGATGGTTCTAGATATAATGGACGTGTAAATATTATTGAAAATCCTGACCCAGATGCTGTTTTTAAAATGCATGAGCGTATTGCATTAAAAAATAAAGCGACGAATTATTGCAGTGCTTTAGCAGGTAATGACTGGGAAGACAATATGTTGGCTAGAGTCTTTTTTTCTGCAGGAAATATTCAAATACTACAAAATGGGTTGCGATCAGGTGTATACGCAATGTCTCAAAATAAGATTGTAATACCACCACAGAATCAAGACCAATTAAAAATTATCATGCGCAGCACCTATTTACAACATGCTGAACATTTACCTGACAATATAACACAACAAGTCGAACGGCTAAATAAAATTGTATGGGACTATGCTGTTCCTGCCGTATACAATGAAGCTGTAGGATATATGAAATATATGCAAGACCAGAGTTCTTTAGTCATGCCTATGGACCGACCTCTTCACGCTGACCGTGAATATAAACAACTGGAATTGAAACCTTGGTTTTAAGATCCACCGCGAAGACGCAACACCAAATGAAGGGTTGATTCCTTCTGAATGTTATAGTCACTCATGGTTCTGCCATCCTCTAACTGTTTTCCGGCAAAAATCAATCGTTGCTGATCTGGTGGAATGCCTTCCTTTTCCTGAATTTTTTGTTTGATGTTATCGATTGTATCTGATGGTTCAACGTCTAATGTAATCGTTTTGCCAGTGAGTGTTTTTACGAATATCTGCATTGTATATAATATGTATAGTATAGTTTTTATGTTATTTTCATAAAACAGTAAAAATTTATAATATGTGTCTATATTATAAATGGATAAACATTTGACAACCTTTGCCAGTATCATGATATTTTATGCTATTTTATCATGTGTATTAGGTCCTCTTCTTTTTTACTTCCTATGGAAAAAAACATTGAAAATTGCTGGTTATGGTTTTATTGCTGGTAGCATCCTATCTATTCTTCTATGGCTATCTTATGGTCAAAAGATGATATAAAATTATTTTCAATATGTTTAGCAATTATTATTGATAAACTTGTTTGCTTAATCTCTTCCTCTTCTTGAATATCTTGGGCTTCTTGCCATCGGATTATAATATTCCTCATCATCATCGTCATCATATGTTTGTTCAGGTTCATCTGGATGATATTCGTGTTCGCTTAATGTCATGGAATCTTCCAAGTCGACTTCTGGTTCAACGACAGATTCGACTTCTGGTTCGACCGCAGGTTCGACCACAGATTCGACCACAGATTCGACCACAGATTCGACATCAGGTTCGACTGCTGGTTCAACTGCTGGTTCGACATCAGGTTCGACTTTAACCGCTGGTTCAATAACAATTTCAGGCATATATGGCTTATAGTCAATCATTGCTGCGCAACAGTCGTCATATCCATTTTTAGGAAACTTTGTCTGATATATTTGTGAAAAGTTATGACCACCGGTGTAATTCCATGTTTGCGCCCATCTACCATGTGCGTAATTCACAATGTCTGTTGGGTTTTCCGCTTCAAGAAATATTTTATCTTTTTTATCTACTACATCAGACACGCCGTCGCTCATTAATATAACTCGGACATTATCTTTTTTATTGAATATGAAACGTTCAGTATCAACTGACAATGTGCCATATAGACCATTGTGTCCTAGCGAATTTGACGGCACCAACTTTACATAACCAAGCGGGTCCTGATTTGTTTTTAGTTTGATATATTCGCAATTCTTAGCAATCATCGTGTTCTCATTTACCAATTCAAACCCCGTGTTTCCAACTATCGTTGGGTCTTTCATCGAAACAATTCCTTTTTCTACGAGCCGCATCATTTGCTTTGAGTGTTTCAATGTATGTGGCTCTGTTGTAAATATATGCTTTCCGTTATGAATGACTACACCGATCGAATCGCCTGCATACATCATGTCTAATACAACCATTCCTTTTTGTTCATACATTTTTGCTACGATAAACGTTGCCCCCGAGAACAGTTTTGTCTGATTCAAATAATTCGACTCTGTATCAATGAGATTCTGTAACATTTGTGCTGGATTATCTGATTGCATAATTGTCTGCATATCTGCGTTTCGAATACATGAGATACAACTGTCATTTCCATGACCATCCCATGCCGCAACCCAATCAACACGCTTACCTTTTTCGTCAATGTAATGACCTTGATCCACGTGGTCTTGTTTTTTATCCAACTGAAGTGTTCTGGCTCCCTTATAAATAACGGAGCCAGAATAAATAGTTGTCTCTTGCTTATCAATTGTTTGGCTCATCATTCGTTGGTTCAATAATATCTTTTATAAATAAATAAAAAAGTCAATCAATTTTATGAAGCGATTGTTTGTTCGTTCGTTCTCAAAAAACGTTTTTATACAAGTCGTTTATCTGCAACAAAAATAGTCGCCAAATCACATGTGAGAAATTCCGTAGGTAACAGTTGGTCTTCACCATGAAGGGTAATTCTTGTACAAGAAGCATCTCCTCCTCGTTCTTCGTTCTGATAGACAAACGGTTCTCTCAATGCATATACATGATAATAAGGTTGTATATATGCCATCGGTACGTCCCATGGTCTGTCAGAAAACCATGTTTCCATCATGGTTCTCTGTAAAGCCGCTGCGCCTAATGGAGAACAAACCATGAGTCCATGCGAAGCCAACATATGTTTTATTCTTATAATATTCGGATATTGATCGACCGACTCATAATAATTTGCATAATGAAACGATTCTGCGTTCATACTACACACCGATAATCCAGTATATAATATATCAGTATTATCTGGAATATCGATTCTATCGCGGTCTGCGAAAATCGAGACATCATCCTCTAGTAGTAAAAAAGGAATGAATGGTTCGCCTGACTTCTGTTTCATTAGCCCGCATTCAATCATTCTGATAAACCCTGAAGCACCAGATTTATTTTTCGGTATTCTTTCGGTCATGTTTGTTTGATAAAGTATTGGTTGTATGAACTCAGGTCCTAATCCATTGTTAAAGTGTGAAAATTCGGTTTTTATTGTTGTTCGTTTTATAGCGGTTTCATCGTCATTTTCACATGTAAGACAAAACATTAGTATTTTTTTGATTTCTATTTTCATGTATAAAATCAAATAAAAAATATTTTTATTTGATTTTAGGGATATATATATAATATAATATAATGATAGAATACAAACTTGGAAATGAAGCAGGGTTTGATTTAATAACAAGTGTAATTCACTCATCTAAAGGTTTAATTAATATTTATAAATATAAAGATGATGAAGAATGTGATAAATACTTTGATATAAACGATGGTACAACACACATTGGTTATATTATTAATGATACATTTTACGTTATAAGTTTAAATAATGTTCCATTTGATGAAGAATTCAAAAATCATTTTACATTTATTGACGAAGAAGCTATAAAATCATTAAAAACTGACACCAACAAACGGGCAAGATTAAATAAAATACCAAATTTTAGGTATTTTCCAATTTCAAAGTATTCTGGCTTTCCTCCAAAATGTGTAAAAACGGTTGATATAGTAAATAATATAGGTATACAAACTAAACTCAATAACTTGAATAATCTATTAGACTGTATAAATTTTAAAATTAGTATAGGTTATGTTTTTCAAATGAAATCAAATACTGAAATATATAGTATGGGGGGTTTTACTAGTAGTACATTATTATTGTGTATATTTCATGATATGAGTTGTGTATCATCATTAACTATCAAACTTACAGATAAGACTATATATATTGATTCTAAGACTAAGGAGCAATATGAACAGAAAGATTTAAATAAGTTATTAAGATCCATAATTATTATAATAGCAAAGGATTTATATCCTTCTGCAGAATATGTAGTATCGGCAGCTTCAAATCCAACTTCTTCATATTTAATGTTTACATATTTTAATGCTGTAATGGTTGATGAACATGAAAACCCCATTGAAAATAATCTTCATAATTATAGAGATATAAAAAAATATATTCACAATCATGATGGTATTTATAGTAAGGTTGTATTAAATGAAACAAATATAAAAAAAGCAAGGCAAGTATTTGAAACAATAGTAGAAAGCAAAAAATACAAAGAATATTGTATATCGGGTAGTGAAATATCGGGTAGTGAAATATCGGGTAGTAAAATATCGGGTATTGAAATATCGGATTGTGAAATATCGGGTAGTGAAATATCGGGTAGTGGTATAATTCAAACACGTAAATCAAAGAAACAGCACAGTAAAACTCTGAAAAAATACAAGAAAAAAAACTCAAAAAAACGTAAAATGCTAAGTTCAAAAAAAAATAAAAAATGTAGTTATTATTAACCTTTACTATAATTTACTGATAAATATTATATACCTATATTATTTATTTTTTTGTCTTTTTCACTTTACTACCACCAGTTCCACATTGGATTTGTTCTCGCTTTCTCTTATATGTTTCATATTCTTTCTCAAATATTTCTAGTTCTCGTAACCACATCTGACCAGTCGTGGTTTTCATGAGAATATCGAGTTCTACTTCCGTATCCGCTTTTTCCTTCAATATATGCGCAACATGTTCCTCCGTTACGGAATCCATCGGCATCTTGATCAAATATTTGAACTCGCCTTCGACTCTGTCATATTTTAACCCTTCCAACAACTCTTGAACTTGTTGATTCGTTTTCTTGCGAAGGTCAATCGTGCCAGCTAATACGTCCAATATATATCTGGCTCTATTGGACAGTTTAATCAAGAGTTGGCGCATATCCTTGATGAGAGCATCCTTCCTGACTTGATATAAACCAAGTCGCGTCATATAGAACTCTTCGATGATCTCCTCGATCGAATTATATTTGTGAAGTCTCGATTCGGCATTAAACATATGCATATTTGTTGTAGAAACCGTTGTTGTCAGTTTGAGCAATTTCTCCAACCCATTAATCGAGTCCGATGAAGAGCTTGTTAAAAGTTCTGACAACTTGCCCTTTGGAAATGTCACAGTAATATCCACAATGACTTCGGTCGACATGGAAACCATATCTTTGATAACTGGTGGGCTTTTCTTGCCTGCTTTGTCTACTGTTCCATCGAGCAGACCTTCTAAGAATGTAATATAGGGCATCGTTCCTGTTCCAATTGGCAATTCGGTAATTCGGATTTTGTCTTCACCCACCTTCTCATATTTCCCCTTGATCAAGAATTTCTGGTCGCTCACTTTTTGAACTTGTCCTTGAAACCCCTCGTAATAAGGAACGAATTCGACAGAAGGCGGTTGAGAAGTCAGCTTCGATTTCAAATACGCAACAACGTCTTTCGGATGATAAGAAGGTATATCGCAAGAGAATCCAGTACCAATACCAGAAATTCCATTCATTAGACAAAACGGAATAATCGGCACATAATATTCAGGTTCTACTACAGTTCCGTCATCATCTTTATATGTCAACACTGCGTCATCTGCCTCTGGAAAGATGGATCGTGTCAGTGGATTCAAAAGAGTAAATATATATCTCTCTGAAGCAGCATCATCTCCATTTTGAAGTCGCGTGCCGAACTGACCGTTGGGTTCCAACAGATTGATATTATTGGATCCAACATAGTTCTGTGCCATTTTTACGATTGCTCCATTTAAGGATGCTTCGCCATGGTGATATGCCGAGTGTTCTGATACATACCCTGAGAATTGAGCTACCTTGATTTCACTTGTAAGCCGGCGTTTGAATGCCGCAAACAATATTTTTCGCAGAGAAATCTTGAGACCATCTACCATATTCGGTATTGAGCGAGCACAATCGTATGTACTAAAATGAATCATTTCTTTATCGATAAATTCTTCATACATGACTTGTTGCCTGCTTGTATTCAAGAATGTTTTTTTATCATACTGTTCGAGCCATAATTTGCGGTCATCTGGTCTCTTTTTATTGAAAATCTTGTCAATGGTATCATCGCTTACCTCACCAGAGTAGGCGAAATCGACGATTTTTTTATTGGCGAAATATTCTTTGAATTCCACAGCGGTCGATGTACCTAATCCTTTAAAATATTTGATCGTCCAACCATGAAGTCCTGTTGGACCCAATGACTCTTTCCATGTCTCATATTCACCATCATTGTAGAAGTGTAAGATTTGAGACCCTTTCTTGGCTCGCAATATAGGCGTGTTCATGAACGAGATGAATCCAGGAATCTTTGTTAAAGATGCCCATTCGCTATGAAAGAGATTGATACAAAGACCTTTGATATGCGAACCATCTAAATCTTGGTCTGTCATAATCATCACTTTGCCATAACGAAGCGACGCATGAACATCCGCAATAGTTGTATATGACTTGCCTGTTTCCAAACCCAATATTTTCTTGATGTCTGTGATTTCTTTATTATCCGATATTTTCTTAGTTAGTTCGCCTCTTACATTCAAGAGCTTTCCTTTCAATGGATAAATACCGATGATATTGCGGTCTTCACTTGACAGACCAGAGACAATACCAGACATAGCACTTAGCCCCTCGCACAAAATAAGCGTACATTTGTTTGATTCTGCAGTGCCACTGAAGTTTGCATCAATCAAATTCGCAATACCACGAATAACTTTGGTCTTGGACCCATCGGTTTTCTTTGCGTTTTTGGTTTCCTTCGCTTCTGTAAGAGAACATGCCATGTCCATGACACCCATTTTAGCGACTTTTTCAATGAACGAATCGCTGACAGAACAAGTCGAACCAAACTTGACGGATGGCGTGTTCATATTATCCTTTGTTTGACTATCAAATGACGGGTTCTCAATATCGCATCTTAAAAACAGAATAATTTGTTCTCTGATCGTCGACGGATTTACCTTTACCTTTTTCTTTTTTTCAATATAGTCACATATTTTACGTGTGATCTGACCCATAATATAATCAACATGTTTACCACCTTTGTGTGTACAAATACCATTGACAAAGGATACTTGGGCAAATTCGTGTGTCCTTGAAATACCTACTGCGTATTCCCATCGTTCGCTCGGCGATTCATAGACGCGCTTCGCGTCATCTTTTGAACCAATATATAGGTCGATATATTGCTGGAATGATTTTACGGGCACTACATCACCATTGTATACGACTTTTATTTTCTTGGCAGAATGATCGGTTACCGCTGCGATATCATATACACGTTTTTTTAATAACCCCATAATATCAGGTGTCAAACCAGTCAATCCAAGACGGGCATAATCGGGTTTAAACGAAATTTTGGTATAAGGTTTTATGGTTTTACATTTTGTAATGGTTGGCGGGCAGATTTCGTCGAGATTTGATTTGAATTCTTGCGTATATTTGAGTCCGCGAGTATGATCGACTGTTTCAATATATCCATAAGTAGACCAAATAAGCACTAATTTGAAGCCAAAACCGTTTTTGCCACCGACGATTTTTTTTTCGTCCTTGTTGTAATTGGTCGATGTTCTCAAATGACCAAATACCATTTCAGGAATCCACAGATTATTTTCTGGATGTTTAGCCACATCAATTCCGTTTCCATCATTTTCGATAGTGATTGTCCCATCACTTGAAATCGTTGTCTCGATAAAAGTTACTAGCTTCTTGTCTTGGCTTTGAGACTGAATCATACGAACAACATGATCTCGCGCATTCACGATTGCTTCATCAAACAACTTGTATAGTCCTGGATTATATTCGATTGTTTTAAAGTCGACACTTGTAGTTGCATCATTATATACCCACATATTTGAATCGACTATTTCCACAGATCCAATATACGTATCTGGGTTGTCCAAAATATGTTGTTTATCGGTTTTCTGTTGATATTGTAATGCGAGATTATCAGATGACATTGTGAGAGTATGGTATGATATTTCTTTTTTTTTTAGATCAATTTTATATAAACAACAATATTATATGGCAATAAATTATTTTTCTATAAATATAATAACGAATGACTTATCTGAAAATATATTTTCTGGTATATTTGGTGTAGATATAGGAAGCAACCAAATAATCAAATTTTTTAATAACATTAATACGAATGTAAATATTCTGAACACTGATTCAGAGAATTCAAACAACGCAAATTGGTTGTTTATTAATAATCGTTTCTCTGAAAATGGAACAATTATTGATAACATACCGTTACTGAATATTATAGGTGCACAAAAATTTAAAATATATACTTCGAACAATAATATAAATCATATAGATTACTATAACGGAACATGGAATACCATTCAAAATACATATATGTTTTCTATTACATTTTTAACTAGTACAGAAGTAATTACTAGACCACGTATGCGAATTGATCAATATTGTGCTCTTCAACAAAGGAGGTCTCTAACGAGAATGGGTGGATGTATTCCAGCATTGCCTCTTTCGAAAAAAGGTATATATGCGAATGCGAATGGGAATGCGAATGCGAAGATAAATATAAACAACAGTGGCGTATTTTCTTGTCCAAATTTAAAAAACAAAATGAGATATGCCGAATATGTTCGCATATATGGTGGAACACAGAAATCAGTTGGTTCATTCAAGAAAATATGTACAATTGCTGGACCAACATTTAGTTACTAACGTGTAAACATCGAATCGATCATTTAGAAAGAATCAATAACCTTATCTTTTTTGAGAACAAACAAACATTTAGTAAAAGATACATTTTTTAATAATTACATGCGTTATATATTTTCTTTAGTAAATATATAATGAAAAGACCTGTCAAAAGCTCCGATGGATTATACCACATTAAGGGAAAAACATACAAATCTGTTCGCGGTTCTCGCGTTCAAGTATGGAACCACAACGCATACAAAACCGAAGGTGGCCTTCTTAGGTCTGCTCTTACTAAGAGCAACGGACGTATTGTCAGTTTGAAGAAACACAAGACTGCAAAGAAGGAATTGCGTCTTCAAAAGTACGGCTATTTTGCTCAAAAAGGCAAGTTTGGATACGTTAAGAAAGATGTTTCCAAGAAACGTCGTGGAACCAAGAAAACCCGCGGTGGTTCAGGTATTGCAGATGGCGCTTCTCCATTTGCTACTGACAGCGCGTCAACAACTGTTGCTTCTGCTGCTGCTGCTGCTGCTCCTACAACCACACCAAAATAAGCGAATCAAAATAGTTATGAAAATATCCAATTATACGAAACACAATAACCATCTATAATATATTCTGCAAGGTTCTCCAACATATATTTTTCAAAGTATTGTTTACTTACAATCATGGATGATCGATTGATTCGTTGGTTCTTACAATAAAACTCATATATATCATAAAAAGATATATTCGATACAGATACCGATGTTTCCATTTCACTGCGAAACAATTCCAATGAGTTCTCGATATCTTCTTTTTTATTCCAATAAATATTTTTTATTCTGTGAATATATTTATTATCCTCTATTTCCGTCTCTGGAAAATAATAAGTAATTAAATCGACTATTTGCGATTCGTTCATATTATTCACCAAAATGCTATTTTCTGAAGCCCATCGCTTGAATAGCATCATAATTTCTTCTATTTCCAAATCGTATTCGTTCTCACTGTTCTCCATTGTATCGTTCCAAAATTGTAAAAATGTTTGGATTGATGGCATATATTTACTACATAATCCGCTGAAACTGTCTGTTGTTTCATTGTATTTAGCAGCGAATTTTTGAACAATGATTTGTTTCAGATTTTGCTGAAATACGACGAAAGGTAAACGTTGATTATCTAGAAAATGTTTCCACAAATATAAAATGTTTTTCCAAGAAAGTTGAGAACATGGTTGATCAGATGTTTTTATATATTCATTTAGGAAAATATCCACAATCATGGTATGCGTTTTATCTTTTAAATAAAATGTGTAATCTATTAATGAATCACTATTTGTTAACATATAGTCATCGGAAGAAGTATAACGTATTGAGTAATGTGACGCAACACAAATAATATCAATAAAATAATTTGATAAAAATGTTCTCCAAAGGTTCTCGTTTTTAATATTTTCAGAGATTTTTATTAATCGGCAATTTACATATTCATGCTCGTAATATTTGTATTTAAATGTGTTCATAATATTGATTCCAATATAAACCTGTGAGAACGTATTTAATTCTTGTAAGAATGTCTTTGCCCGTGATATTATAAAATGAAACAGATGACCATTTTTTTTGAAAATAGCATCACCTATAATCGTTAGAAAATATTTTGCTTCTGTTTTCGAAAAAAAGAAAGCCGGATATAATAAATCGAGAACCATTTGAATCGTCTCAGAATTAGGAATACTTTTTACTAAGAGATTATTCTTTATTTTACACATAATACTAACCTTTGTGCTTTTTTTCCAAGCCAATAATTGTTTGTTTCTAGAAATAGATGTGAGAACATTGTGTAAAATGTCATCTTCAGATATCATTGAATAATGTTCATTGTCATATATGAAAAACTTTTCGGTCGTTGGAACATAATAATATTTATTTAAATGTAAGAAATTCTGAATAAATGTTTCCTGACTATTTTGCATATGTTCTTCATATGATTGGTTTGTGATTCTCGTTTTGTGTATTGATTCAAATATTTTCGGTAATCGATTACATATATATTGATTTATACGTGTTGTCATATACTCATCATTTTCATACATCTCATATTGTTGTTCTATTATTTTTATAGAATCATTCATTACAATAAAAAAAGTGCTCATTAATCTTTATATTGTTTACCTAACTACAGGAAGGCTACTATATAACTAACTATGAAATCTGGATTCGGTTTTTGTTTCGTTTTTATTTTTTTTGTTTCGTTTTTATTTTGGGTTTTTGCCCTTTATTTTAAGACGCGGATAAAACATCCTTTGTGAAGACAAAGAGAACAACAAACATTATATTTTTTAAACAGGATTCTTTTTGCGCAAAGGATTCTATTTTTTGAAATTTTTGATTACTTTGAGAACCTTTATGAAACTTCCATTCTCCGTATACGAATATCAACGATATAGATATATAGATAATACTGTATGAATCTGGAGCATACAACTGCATAAGAACTTTGTCACTCGTAATTTCACCTCGTAAATTTGACACTAGAGAACTTATAAATGCCCTTGTCGTTACAATACCTTCCAAGTTTGTACCAAAAATGGACTTCATTAGATGAGTCGGAACTAGAGAAACGCGATGTTGATTTTTGATTTGTCTTCGAATTTGATTCGGAATCAAAAATGAGCGCAGCGCAAAAGTTCCATATAACAAGGTCAAGGTCAAGGTGTAGGCCAACAAATTATATTGCATCATTGTATTTATGCAATATAATATTAATAAACTAAGGCAATCAATTTTATATGGATATAGTCGACTTTATTTCGGTAGACACGCTATAATCACTGAGAGCATCTACCATGGATGCCTTTATATGTTTTGCGATAAATATATTGGATTCTAGCAATTGTTTCGAATCCAATACCGCAAACCATTGATATTTTGGTCGCAATAATATTTCGCTTTCTGGAATATAAATACCATACATGGCTGGATTTAAATCGAGGTAATTGTCTTCCATTAAATCCTCTAGTAATACTGGTTTTCTCTTATTTGTTTTTATACCTATATATTCGCCGCCAATCAAATTCATTTTTCCCATATTGATGGATCCAATACATCCTACTTGTGTATCACCTAAGAATTCATATACACGTGTTATATGACCGCTTTGTGATCTAGACTTTAAATAATCAACATATTCTAGTATAACATCGTTATTCTTTGGTGAACCCATAAAATACGTATCGGGTATGAAAAGCATTTTACTACCATTCACTTGATTTTGAACGTTTAATGTTCGGTTGATTGATTCACATACAAAAGGTTTCTTACCCGATATACCTTCTTCATACATTTCCTTCAAATTTCGACAACATAAAAATGAATTAGGAACAACCATTCCGCCATAATAATAAAGCAATTGTGCTAAACCAAGTTGTCTGTATTGTGACTTTAATGGTTCGGCAATATTCATTAAATCTATATCCCATGTAGGAATCAACTTGCTAAATGTATCGTCATCTATTAAACAAATATGAAAATCGGAAGAACAGTGATTAATAATACTCTTTATTGTTAAATGAATGTATGGCTGATTTAAATCATATGAATTCCTAGAATAAAAGTCTTTCCATTTTCTTGCATTGATCTCATATTTGGTATGTATCCATAGCTTAGGTTTGTTAAAGCCATATAAAGGCGAATCGTTCAATAAATATTGTTTGATCAGTTTATGTTCGTCTGCGTCGGTTGTATTAAACATTTGTTTTATATTATTTCCATAATAACTTGCGACTCCGAGAACTGCAATAAGGGCAATATATTTCCATATTTTTTTTGCTTCAAACATGTATAAAATATATTGTTATTTTATTTTTGCAAATAGACAAAATAATTGATGTGATATCTTGATCCATTATATTTTATATCTGACGTGAATGTAATATTATGTACTCTACAAATTTGCCTGATTATATTTGTAAAAGAATTATATGTGAACTCTCTTTCTACATAGAATTTCTTTGAATAATGATAATACTCGACAATCGTATTCAAAAAAGGTTCATGTAGTTGATGAAATTTCATTTTTTTATATGAGTTGTGGTTGACGATGTAATGTGTCTCTGTTTTTATACAAATTTGTTCTAAAAGGTTATACATGATTTCTTGGGGTATACATGTTTTGAAAATCTGCTTTGACATTTACTACAATGTATTCGTTTATATTGTAAATGTATTTTATTTTGCTATTTATTTTGTTTCATATGTTCCTTCATCAGTTTTTCCACACGCAAAATGGCATCCATACGTTCTGCCTGAGTATGTTGTACCCATTCGAGCAACGATAAGTCTTCTCTATCAAGTGTAACACCGTATTTCTTTTTACCACATTTGGCGCGATTTACAAATTGAGATACGATGGAATCAATGGTTTCGCATGGCGATATTACAGAATTCATATTTTTTCTTCTGTTGATATTTTGAGAACATTTGATGACATATTATTTTGTATAATATAATATGTCATTTTTCATATGTAAGTTTTGATTTATTATATTTTTTGATTTATCTTGATTTATTATATTTTTTGATTCATCTTGATTTATTATATTTTTTGATTTATCTTGATTTATTATATTTTTTGATTTATCTTGATTTATTATATTTTTTGATTTATCTTGATTTTCTTGTTTTGTTTGATCTTCGCCTTCGCGTTTTTCTGGAAATGGATCCGGCCGATTGGGTTTGTCGTGGGTTCGCGTTCGCTCTTTCAAGTATTTTTTCGAGTTTTCTAGCGCGTCTTATGTCAATTCTAGATACACGTTTGTTTTTACGCGAACTAGGTGTTTTATCCCAAATATAAATATAGTATAATTGAATTTCTTCTTTTTTATTATTTTTTATAACTATTTCTTTACTACCTTTTGTAACTATATAACTATTAATTACATACGTTTCTTTATCATCAAGCTTATACATATTGCCGATTTGTTGAACTGGTATAGGTCTAGTTATATCAAATCTTTTAAGTTCGTTTGGAAAATCACTCAATTCGTCGCTTTGGAAAGATCCGTTGCTTTGATAAATTCTACCTTCAACCTTATTGGCTAATACATTTCCCAGCAAACTATCAGTTAACTTATACATATGTGTAGTTCCTTTGAGACGGGTTGTTTCATTCAAAAAGTAATATTGTTCGGGCGAATGATAAGTATTATCCCATGTTAGTAATTGCGATGGAGAGCGAGAGGGCGATTGCGATGGAGAGCGAGAGGGCGATTGCGATGAAGAGCGATGTCGTTTTCCTGTAATTTTTGGTAGTTCTGTCATTTAATATATGCCGATATTTTTTTACATTCATAAGATATTCTATATATGTAATGTCTAAACTTCAATAATATTGATTGTAAATAAATTATTATAATAGTAAATATATAATTTTTTAGATATATAATATTTCATGTAGATTATTCGTAAAAAAAGCTAACTCAATAACATCTTCGTGTAACTTATTAAAAATGGTAATATATTTACATAAAAAAGGGATAATTTTGTATTTTATTTCTTCATCGACTATTTCCGTCATTTTAATAAATGTATAAAAATAATCCAATATATCAATCACAGAATAACCTTGGTCATAAATCTCATATAAAACCATAATTGCATCTTGTAATTTGTTATTTTTCAATAAATCAATATACTGTTCAAACTTTTGAATTGATATTGTCGAACACATTTTTTTACATATATCTATCGTAATCGGTTCTCCATAAATATATATTTTTTCTAAATAATGAATGAGAACACGCAAAGAACTATTCGACATAACCAATAAATGATCAATGGATTCTTCGTCTATGGTAATCGCCTCTTGTTTGATAATATAATTCATAATAGTCTTGATTTCATCATTCGATGGCGACTGTAGTTGAATCATATGAATTCGCGATTGTATACTTTCAATGACTTTTTGAACATTTGTACATACCGATATAAAATGGACATTATGTTTGTATTTATCAATATAGTTACGAAATACTTGTTGGCTCTGTTCATTTACTGTATCCAAATCGTCTATGACAATCATTTTTTTCTTTCCATATATAGAACAATGTGATTGACAAAATGTTTTCATGTCATTTCTATAGTAATGAATTCCTTGCTCCTTCAAATTATTAATAAACATAATGTTTGTTTCGGGTATAGAAGCCGTTTTTGATAATCCGTAATATTCTCTTATTATACTATATAACAGCGTTGTTTTTCCTGAACCAGAAGGTCCAATAAATAATAATTTCAAATCATCGATTTCTAATAAGGTTCTCAAAATACTCAAAGTTTTTTCATTCATACAAAAATCATTCAAATAATATGGTTTGTACTTGGAAATAAACGTTTCCTTATTCATTATACTATTATATCGAATTGTCTTTATCATTGTTTTATTGTTTTATTGTTTTATTGTAATACTCCAAACGATTATATAAATAGTTATAAAAATATATAAATAATATCATTTATTATTTATATTATGCCTACTCATTATGAAATTTTAAATGTTGACCAAAACGCAAGTGAACACGAAATTAAAAAAAGTTATCGTAAATTATCACTTCAATACCATCCAGATCGTACAGGGGGTGATACTGAAGCGACAGAGAAATATAAGCAAATCAATGAGGCACATGAGATTCTAAGTGACCCACAAAAGCGAGAACAATATAATATGGAATTGAAATTTGGAAGTGGTGGAGGGCATATGAATATGGGTGCCGATATGGGCGATATTAATAATATATTTAATATGATGTTTGGTGGCGGTGGCGGATTTCCTGGAATGGGCGGAGCCGGAGGAGGATTTCCTGGAATGGGTGGTGGATTCCATGGTGGTCCTGGCATCAAAATATTTCATTCATCCTCTGGATTTCCGGGTCATCCTGGAATGGAACATTTTTTTCAACAAATTAATAAACCGCCACCAATTGTCAAGCACGTTTCTATTACATTAGAACAAGCATATAATGGTACGAATATTAGTATTGATATTGAAAAACAAATTACTAGCCAAATGGGCAGAATTATGCAAATAGAAACATTAAACATTTCTATTCCTCAAGGAATAGAGGAAAATGAAGCCATGATTTTGCGAGACCACGGACATGTTATAAGCGAAGATATAAAAGGTGATGTAAAAATAACATTTGAAATAAAAAATGACAGTATTTTTAAAAGACAAGGAATGGATTTAATTTATCAAAAACAATTGACATTGAAGGAATCACTGTGTGGGTTCTCATTTGAAATATCACATATTAATGGAAAGATGTTAAACATGAATAATCTGGCAAACAATAATATTATAAAACCCAATTATAAGAAAGTTGTACCTGGATTAGGAATGATAAAAAATGGACAAACTGGAAATCTTATTATTGAAATGTCCGTTGATTTTCCTGATACTTTGACAAAAGAACAAATTGATAAAATACGTGATATATTGTAAATAATATAAATATAAACTAATATTCATATTATTAGAATGAGTTCAAAACCGGAATTACAAGACGCAATCAAAAACAAACTCATCTTTGTTTTTTGGACAGGAACAAATGAAATGTCTTTTCGCCGTATTGACTGTTTGAACGCCTTAAAGGATCAAACTGGATGTAATGTTACGCTCGTTACAGTAGATAATCTACATGAATATATTATTGAAGGCGAACCTTTACATCCTGCATATGAATACTTATCAGAAACTCATAAATGCGATATTTTGAGAACCTATTTTATGTACCATTATGGAGGTGGTTATTCCGATATTAAAATACCAAATGGTTCTTGGGTTCAAGGTTTCGAAGAAATGGAAGCATTTTCGGAAAAATGGATCAATGGATATCATGAAACCAGTTCAGACGCAATTGCGTTTAGACCAGCTGCACACCTATGGGAAGGACTGCCTGGCAATGGGGCATATATTATTCGTCCAAAAACCGAATTTGTGGAGAGATGGTATAACCGACAACGTGCCGTATTAGACGAAAAGTTGGAACAATTACGGGAAAATCCATCCACACAACCGGATTGTTGTATCGAGTATGTTCCTGGAACAAAATATCCATTACATTGGAATGAACTACTTGGTCGCATTTTTCATGAAGAAGCGTCAAAACATACACATCGTATCATATTTTCAATTCCTACTCCAGGATTTGAATATTACCGTTAAGATATGATGGGTCTCCTTCGTTTATGCGTTTTATTCATGATTTGGTTTTCTCTTCGTTTTCGTGTATAAGATTGATTTTTATTATTGCTTTTATTATCACAAATGTATTCAAATAATGTCATATTCTTTTCAGGAAGAATTGTATGTAGCTCTCGCAATATATCATTTATAATAGGTATATCACATGGTTTGATGGATAAAAATAATTCTCTTATATTGTCAATTTGTCTTTTGTTTATTTTTCCTAAAAAAATCTTGTCAATAATATTTTCTGACCATTGAAAAAACTCGTATATATATAGGCGTCTGTCGCTACAAATGATATCTTCCGGTATTTCAATATCTTGTGTAAAATTCATAAAATTTTGAAACTTTACTCTAGATGGTAACGGTTTGAAAAGGTTGAAATTTCCGTAAATATCAAATAATAATACACCATATATATTCAATAATTCATGATTATTTATATGAGTTAGTACAGTGCTAAGATCATACACAATTGCCGCGGATTGAATATCTATATCAACCGTTAAATAATCATTTATTACGCCTAAAGCGTCATAATCGTCCTCTATTTTTTTTCGTAAATCAACATAATATTGGTTCTCTTGTTTTGCGTTTGCGTTTGCTTTTTCTTTTTCTTTTGCCTTTTCTTTTTGATGTTGTTGATCTTTTTGCGTCTGCATATGTTTTATAATAATAAAACATGTGCTTTTTCGAGATATAACTTGTTTAACAACCTATTTATGAGGTAATACGCTTTGTAGGGATTTCTATATCAACAATGTAAATAGAATTCTCTGTCATAACAATATACTCCTTTCCAACCTTGAAAATCTTAGCAATAGGGCTAGTATATTCTTCTTCGGATTTTACTAAAAGCTTCTCTTTGTTATCCTTTACGCCAATCAAGCTAGACTTGTCAAGCGAACTTGTCCAATAATCCAACATAACTGGTTTATCTTCCACAATTGCGAGTTTTGCAGCGTGTTGAAGAGTATTATTTTCTGGTAGTCTATAACCATTTGGTGTAGTCACCGCTAGAGAGGATTCATTATTTTGAGTCGAGGTTGTAGTAGAACTCATATTTTATAATATACCATTAGTTCTACTTTATATTGTTAAAACGAATTATTATTTAAATTATCTAAATTCATTAAAAAAGGATTTTTATATTTGGTTTTCTGATTTTCTGATTTTCTGGTTTTCTGATTTTCTGGTTTTCTGATTTTCTTCCTAAATTATTTCATAACACTATTTTCAAAATATTCATTTGAAACAATGACCGATCTTTTTCGAAGCTTTACTCTCTTGATTTTGCTAACAGGGTCTTCGTTCGTTACTCGTATATGAAGATACTCTTCTGATAAGAATCGTTTGATGAAATCATAAACAAACATTAGTATTTTTTCGCTACAGTTACCAACAATCAAGCAACTACCTGTTCTAAATATCATAAAGGAAACCTCTGTATATTTCTTACTATCAATCAACTCGCTCATTTTCATTGTTTGGTCTGTCTCTAACACTCTTCCTAACTGTTTATCCAAGTCATACTCAATGTCGTTATTATAATAAAATTTACATTTTACACCCGGATAGCTACATGGATCGTAAGCAGACTCAATTCCGTATTTCTTGCTTCTTATTATGCTATGTAATTTATCACGATTAATATAAAATCGACAATTAAAGTTTGAATTAATTAATACGTTCTCGTCTCCACGGTTTATATCCGTATAAATTAACTCTGACGAAACATGCGGTTGAATTATTTCTAATATCATTCTTTGAACAATGAGCAATAATTCGTTATTTAAAATACCTGGTATTTCTAATTTACCTGTATTGAATACCTTGACATGTATTTCTTTGAATTCATCGCGATATCTAAACCGCAATATCATCGCAAAACAATTATAAAAAGCATTCTTTTGTTTTCCTCTACAATTCATAATATCTTTCTTTGAAAGCCCTATTGTCAATTTGCGCTCATCTTTGAACTTAATCCTTCTTGCGTTTGGATTATCAATCTGTTTGATTACATGGTCAGTATAATAATAAATATTTTCTAGTTTTTTTCTATATTCTTCGTATTCTTCTTTTGATGTAGATACAATTTTCATCTGTTTTTTAATAACCCCTTCTGATGGTCGCCAATATTCAGTAATAGGAATCAACCAAAAGATTCGATGAATATCGATTGCTTGATTCAAATAGAGAACCTTTGTTTTTGTAGATATATATAATTCATCACATATTGGTTGTTGTTCCTGTAACAGTTTTTGATCACTGTCAAGAACGAGTTTATCCGTTTTTTTTTCTGATGAGGTTACTTGTGGTTTCATCATTTCATGCAGGCTTAAATCCTTTACACCGTTTATAAATTTTAACCATTCTTCGTCTGTCGACATTATACAATATAAAGAATCACATATTTTTTATATTGTTTTCAATTTTATGTTATTTTATGGATGTAAATGATAAAACGCAAATTGTAATATGTCGTCTAAATCCGCATCACTTGAAACATGTACTATAAATTCAGCCGTATTTAAAAAATCGCTAGTTGCATATTCCGTTTTTTTCCTTACAATATAATTAAAATAGTTCTTCATAATATTTCGCTTATCTGTATTATATTGAATACTTACATCATACATATATTTTGAAAAAGCTTTATAGTCTTTGCTTTCACAACTGAATAACTCAAACATTTTACAATAAATTTCATCTGTGATAATTGTATTTTCCCATTTTATCATATTTTGATGTAATTGAATAAAGTTAATCATACTTCGAATATCAGATTGATATACCTTTTGTATAGTATCAATAGCAATATCTGACAAGACGATTCCTTCATTCAATGAAATATTTTTTAAAAACCCTTCTATTTCTTTCTTTGGCAGTTGATTGAACCGAATAGCAATAAATTCATTCTTTAATGATTCGTCTATTTTACTTATATAATTACATATTAAGCAAAACCTCACATTTTGAGAAGAGGATTGAAGCAAATATTTCAATGCTTGTTGAGCATTTTTAGTCATATAGTCAACTTCGTCTAATATAACAAACTTGATTCCTTTTTCAAACAAGTTTTTTGTTTTTACAAACTGATAGATTTGATTTCGAATAATATCGATTCCTCGTTCATCCGAAGCATTTAAATGGAGAACCGTTACTTTACTCACTTGATCATGTTTCTGTTGATATGATTGTATTAAATTGATTATTGTCGTGGTTTTGCCTGTTCCAGGCGGTCCATAAAATATTAGATTCGGAAAAAAATCCTTTTCCAAGACCTTTTGAAATATTTGGCGATTCAAATTATCGAGAACAATATCATCAAAATTAGTAGGTCGATATTTTTCTACCCATGGTATATTATTTTTTGCATTATCCAAATCTGTCATATATATGTATATCAAAAAATAATATTTAAACGTTTATTCATATATATTATATTCAAATGGGTTCATTACATGTTATTTTAGGCCCTATGTTCTCAGGAAAAACAACGAGACTTATACAAATATATAAAACGAAAACATACATTATGAAACGTGTTGCAGTAATTAATTATACCGATGATATGAGATATAGCTCAAGAATGCTTTCTACTCATGACTTAGCAATGATACCTTGTATTCAATTAAGAGAACTATCTAATTTTGATTGTTCTCAATTTGACACTATTTTAATCAATGAAGGACAGTTCTTCAGTGATTTAATGCCGAATGTTCTCAATTTTGTCGAGAACTTTGATAAAGAAGTATTTGTTTTTGGATTGGACGGCGATTTTTTACGTAATAAATTTGGCAATATAATAGACTTAATTCCATTCTGTAATACTGTAGAAAAATTGTCAGCCTTGTGTGCAAACTGTAGAGACGGTACTTTCGCCCATTTTTCTCATAGGACGTCTCAAGAGGTTGAACAATTAGTCATAGGTGGCGCTGATAACTATAAACCTCTTTGTAGAAAATGCTATATGAATCGATAGATATATAGCGTATAGAACGTGCGGCCCATCTAAAGTAATTATATAAAACAATATAAATAATATCGGATACATTTTCATATAAAGACACGATAGATGTCAACAATAAATAAAAAACGTGGACGTAAAAGGAAGGAGGAGAACATTCAAATGATTATCAAGGAATCGGAGGCAGAAGCAGAAGCAGAGGCAGAACATGACATAGTTGTAAGAGCAGAAGCAGAACATCAAGTAATTGCAGAAGCAGAAGCAGAAGCTGAAGCTGAAGCAGTTCCATCTGATACACCCATTTTAAAAAAACGTGGACGTAAGCCAAAAGGAGGTAAGTTAATCAATAAAAATATGATAGAAGTTGAACAAGCAACCATATCGGCAAATGTGATTCTACATTTAAAATGTTCTCTTAAAGATATCCAAGGTTGCGAATCAAAAAATGATCCTTTGGCATATAATCCTACAGTACCACCTGAAATTATGTCATATGACGACAATAAATGCGGATTTTCCTTCTATGGAACTACAAATAAGACGACAGATGAAACAGAAATAATTCCAGATAATAAGTTAGCATATATGGATACATGCTGTAAAAAATGTAATTGTTCCATTATTGATACACGTGAGCAATCAAACGACGAAGAAGACAAGATTTCATTGAAAGATATTAATAGTAAATTGAAGGATTTGCGAATACAGTTTTATAAGAATACGTTAAATGATAAAAAGTCTGCGTGTTTTTGGTGTAGTTACGAATTTGATAATCAACCGTGTTATATACCGAAGTATGAAATGGATGACGCAATATGTGGATATGGTTCATTTTGTCGACCCGAATGTGCAGTAGGTTATTTAATGAGAGAAAATATAGATGATTCTACCAAATTTGAGAGGTATCAACTATTGAATCAAATATATAGCAAGGTATATAATTATAAGAAAAATATTAAACCAGCACCAAATCCGTATTATTTATTAGAAAAGTTTTATGGGACTTTGACGATTCAAGAATATAGAAAACTATTGAAAACAGAACATATGTTGTTAGTCATAGATAAACCACTTACGAAAATATTGCCCGAATTACACGATGATAATGATGAATTCATTTTGAATATTTATGGTGGTGTTAAAACAACGGCTTCGACAGGAGGTGTATATAAAGTAAAACGACAAAGTGAAAAAACGCAAGGTCCTACGAAAAATAGTATTATTAAGGATAAGTTTGGTGTTTCATAAGAATCCAATTGAAAAATGTGTTTTTAGTATAACTATTCGTTTATATAATTATATATTATAATTATATATATGTCATCGTCAAAGTTAAGATCTAGATCCGGAACTAGATCCAGATCCGGAACAAATTCACAAGAAAAAGCTGCATCTGAAGCAGCAGAAACCATAATAAATAATGTTATACACCCTTGAACATTTTAAATGGAACAAAAAATATTTTTTATAATATAATTATAATATGAAACAAAAAGGACACGATTATAAAATTACAGCAGTAAAATATTATTTGAATAATAATAATACTATGAGTTGTGATTGTAATAAAGATTTAGAATATTACAAGGATAAGGAAGGAAAAAAGGTATTTCGTCTGTTAAAGTGTTCTGATTGCGTGAGTTGCGAAAACAAAAAAATCGTATTTAGAACACGAGATGCTAATTCCTCCATAAATATAATGAAACTAACTAGTTGTTGGATAGAAAAACAAGAACGACCATTATGTTTTCAAATTTCGTCTTTCACTTCTTCAAGAATAAAACCAGAAGAAGAAAAAGTAAGACCATCGTAGGTGAAATTCCTACTATTGATTTTACGCTTTTTTATTATTTTTTTGCCGTTAAAATCGGCGTTTGAAATGTAAAAAGGTGTAAAAGTGGTAATAAATATCTATTTACTGTTCCTTATACTCCAATAACAAATGCTGTTGAAATGTGGTTTAATCAGTTAAAAACACATATAAAAAAGAATAGAGATGTATATACTTTTGAAGTATTAGATAAAAATATAGAAAAATCAATTGAAAAAATAAAACCAGAAAATTATAGAAATTATTTTGATTATGCTTATAGAATAAAAGAAGGAATATATTATAATAGGAAACCATCTACTAGAAAATGCAAACCTAAAAAATATAAGGAATAATATACTTAAAAATTTCATAGTTTAAGTATATAGAAATATATATGCGACTTAAGAGTGAGTTGTATAAAAAAGAACAAGAAGAAGTAATTGATAAAATTATTACTATATTGGATTTGGAACATAAAAATACATATACTCTTTATGAATTAGATAAAAATGAAGAATTACAAAATAAAATTATGGAACTCATACCAGAAATAAGAAAATGGTTTTCATTCAATGGATTAAAAGCAGTTGGAGAACCAAATAGAATAAAAAGACCATGGTTAAGTATAATAAAACAATTTACTAAAACTAAATATAATTTGATAGTAAAAGAGTTACGATATATATATAATGGAATACCAATAAAAACACAACATTATACTTTTAATTTACTTTGAATATACTTAAATATTAATTATATTCAAAATTTCTTTCTGGAAGATCTTCTTTTTTTTCTCGACTTTCGTAGTTTTCTTCTTCTGGATTTCCCCCCCCCCCCCCTCTACTTTTCTTTAAAATTTTTTTTTTTTTTTATTTTCCCCCCCCCCCCCGAGTCACTACGATTAAAAATTGTGTCTTTCGTTATATAACCATCTTCAAAGGTATAAATCCGAACCGATGTATTTGGTCCGTCTGCTTCATAATCGATATTGGTTAATTTAGATTTTTTATATATTGGTTTATCATACTCGTCCTTTTTCATATAATAATATTCGTTACCTGTTGATGGATATGGAACTGCAATATATTGTTCTTCAGGTGTAGTAGAAGTAGAACCTGATATTGATTTGTTAAAAACTTCTGTACCATTAATTGATAGAATAACGTTCGTCATAGTTATACTAAATATAGAGAAAATAAATATAAATACTATTATCCAAAAAATACTTAAAATAATATCTTTAGGAATATTATATAATGGAAAAAGCAAAAGAGAAACCACCCGAGTTTTTCAAATCCATCAAAACTTCTCTAAAAAGTATATTGAAACACCCTGAAATAAACACTTCAAAAATTAACGATGCTGTTATTAAGACAAATAAAATAGTCATTCATACTTTACAGTATCTAAAATTGTATTTACTTGATTATTATGAAAATAATAATTCCTTACCAGTTATTAGCAAAGAATTTATTAATAATTCTATGAAAATCGTTTGTGGTGAAAAAGAAGAAAAACGAGGAAAACCTGCCAAGAAAGAAACGGTTGAAATGAAAGAACAACTTACCAAATGTTTCAAAGAACATTATTTACCACTTATGCAAAATGATCCAATTGATTATTCTGGATTAAATACTGTATTGGATTATTTGAAAGAAGATATTATCACCATGTATGAGAATAACATTCAATTACACTATGTAGAATATGTAGAACGATATGTAAATGTAGTTTGGAAAAAGAAGTTTCTTACAGAAAAAATAAGAAAATTAGGAAAAACAAAAGCAGAAAGAGAAACTAGAATAAGAAGTTTATGTAGTGAATTAAGAAAAATTAAAAATGATTTATTGAATGTAGATACTACAATTTTAACTTCTAAAAATTATTACCATAAATGGATTTCAGAACAAAAACAACATATTTTACCAAATAAAAAGAAGTTTGAAAAGAATAGTATTTATTATGATTTGAAATGTTTTCCTATGGATTACTTACCTTCTATGATTTATATCATGAAAAATGTAGAGAATGAAGAAGAAAGTGTAAATAATGTTTTTCCATTAAGAAGTGAAATTACACCAAAATATATAAGATTAGATACCACTACATTAGTAAATTTACTATTAAGAAAAAAACAAGGAAATAAAGCATTTTACAAAACAGAAGGAAATTTGAAGAAAAATGAAGATAAGTTATGGAAATTCTTTTTTAGAACAGAACGAAAATGTTTCTTCAAAGCGGGTTATTCATTCCATCATATGATTTCTACAGATGGTGTCGGTATTTCTATTTTGTTTTTACAAAAAGAACTCGTTGGTAAGAAACTACCAATGATGAAAAAGAAAGTAGCAAAGGAATTGTATATTGATGAATTGACTGATTATTCAACCTTACAAAACAAGAAAATTATAGGTATAGATGCGGGTAAGTGTGATTTGATTTATTGTGTGGATAGTGCTTCAAAAGATGCAAATATATTTCGTTATTCACAAGACCAGCGAAGAAAAGAAAATAAAATGAAAAAATACAATAATATTATTCTTGCTATGAAAACGAATAAAATAAATAATAAATCAATAATTGAATATGAAACAGAATTATCACATTTCAATAAAAAATCACTTGTTATTGCCAAATTTAAGGAATACATAAAAGAAAAAAATCGCATTAATCATATTTTATTTGAATTTTACAAAAGAGAATTATTCCGTAAATTAAAATTTGGTAGATACATAAATATAAAACGAAACGAACAAAAAATGATAAATCAGTTTAGAAAAACTTTTGGTTCTTCTGAAGATACTGTAATTTGTATTGGCGATTGGGAACAAAGAAAACAAATGAAATTTAAAGAACCAACATTAGGTAAAGGAATGCGAACTTTATTCAGAAAAAACAATTATAAAGTATTTTTAGTGGATGAGTTTAGAACAAGTTGTAAATGTTCCAATTGTGAAGGAGGAATATGTGAGAAATTTAGAATAAGGCAACATCCAAATAAAAATAAAGATGAAATACGGTTAGTTCATGGACTACTACGCTGTAAGAGCGGTTGTGGGTTGTGGAATAGAGATCGTAATGGTTCATCAAATATCTACAAAATAGCGGAAAACGCAATAAATAAATTAGCAAGACCAAGTTATTTATGTAGAGAAATTATAAGTAATCACCCCCTTTTACCGAGTGTGGGATAATCAAACTTTACTACGGGTATGAAAAAACCCAACCTTGAACCTCTTTTATTTTTTTGAAACAACTTAAAAAGTTCCATTTAAAATGTTCAAGGGTGTAAATGATATATCTACACCAGGATTGCTATATCGACCAATTAGAGGTATAAAAAATATAATACGAGAAAACAAGGGCAAAGCAGCGATTGCGGCAGGTAATGCTATATCTACTGATAGTGATAATAAAGTGCGTATTGCAACAATAGTAGGTGTAGAAGAAGGAATAGAAGCTGCAACAAAAATAGGATCCAGGATTGTAGTCGAGACACAACCAAATAGTCATTATAGACATGTCGATAAAGCAACAATATATGTAATATCAGCGAGAGAAGGCGCACGTATAGGCGCACGTATAGGCGTAGACGTAGGTCGTCATACAAAAAAAAAATCGATTAAAGAATCTGCTGTATTAAGGAGAATAAATAAGGCTGATATGTTTGCCATAATCAATAGAAAAATAATAAAAAAAGGTGAAGAGATAGAAGAACAACAAGCAATAGAACTAGCAAGAGAAACAGCAATAGAAGCTAGAAACGCAGCAGAAAGAGAAGATAGAAACGCAGCAGCAAGAGAAGCTAGAAACGCAACATATAGAACACCAATTGGAGGAGATAAACGTAGTTTCACTAGTAAAAAAAAACAAAAACGCAACCATACTAGTAAAAAATATTAGGTTGTAAACATCAAAATCAAAATCAAAATCAAAATCAAATACAAATAAAAACAATATAAATATAGCCGGCGATTTTGTAATATGATTTCTATAAGAGTTCAAGGCGGATTAGGCAATCAGTTGTTTATGATATTTGCAACTGTTGCATATGGTATTCAGAATAACGTAAAGGTTGTATTTGAACATTATTACGAAATCGCAGCTAGACATACATATTGGGATACATTGCTAGATGGTTTTAAGATGTTTACAACAGCAAACTCTGATAATGGATTAACAAACGAGGCCATTTCAACATTTTCATTGTATATGGAACCTGGGTTTTTATATAATCCTTTACCTAATTTTGGCGAAAATAATATATATATTATTGGATATCTACAGAGTTTTCGATATTTTGAGAACTATAAATCACAACTATATTCTATCATGAAATTAGCCGATAAAAAACAGAGTGTATTTGAGAGATATTCGCAGTATTTTGATAGTAATAAAACTCTTATATCGATTCATTTTCGCATGGGTGATTATAAACAAAAACGGTATTATCATCCTATTATGAACTATGAATATTTTGAAAGTTCTCTGGATTATATCATTACAAATCGCAAGGAAGAATCCGATATTCGCGTTTTATATTTTTGCGAACAAGAAGATAATGAATATGTTGAATCCAAAATTTCATTAATGAAATTAAAATATCATTCGTTGTCTTTAGAGTTTGTAAAAGTAGATGATACTATTGAAGACTACGACCAACTGTTAATTATGTCTGGCTGTAACCACAATATTATGTCCAATAGCACTTATAGTTGGTGGGGGTCTTATTTGAATGACTATGAATCCAAGATTGTATGTTATCCATCAAAATGGTTTGGTGAATATTATGAACACACACATGACCATAAAGATATGATGCCAGAGCAATGGGTTAAAATTCAGTCAGACCCAATTCCATGGGATAAACCACTTGCATAAAATTGATTGATTTTATTCTTTATTAAAAATTGGCATAAAGAGTTTTCAATATTATTATCAAACCATGTCTACTGAACACATCCAATCTGCATTGAATGAGCTAAAATCGGCTGTAACACAACAAGTTCGCAATATCAAGAAGGATGTTTCCAGTTTAGACATATATATATCAAATTATGACGCGATTTTGGAATTGCCGCTAGTTCAGCAGTTGATGGAAGAGAACAAAAAGTTAAAAAAGAAAAATCGCAAATTAGAAAAACAGTTGTTGGCTGCCCTATTGGATAATCGCGAACAAGTTGAAAAAAAACAGCGCAAAATGGCGTTTGTGAAATCTGAACCAGTTGAAGAAAATGATGTTGAAATCGAAATTGTTGAACCATCAAAATCGGAAAACATAGTATATGAACTGATCGAGCAACCATGTATTGATGTAGAGAACGAAGCGCTTCTTAAATTTAAGGGGGCAACTAGTGAACTACTTGATACCGTTGAAAAAGCGGTAACATCAACCGCAAAAAGTGTTATAGTTAGTCAACAAATATTAGCAGATATCAAGGCATTATCAGACGACGAGGAGGAAGAAGAGGTCGAAGAGGTCGAAGAGGTCGAAGAGGTCGAAGAGGTCGAAGAGGTCGAAGAGGTCGAAGAGGTCGAAGAGGTCGAAGAGGTCGAAGAAGTCGAAGAAGTCGAAGAAGTCGAAGAAGTCGAAGAAGTCGAAGAAGTCGAAGAAGTCGAAGAAGTCGAAGAAGTCGAAGAAGTCGAAGAAGTCG